CCAGCGGATCATCTGGTTTAACTGGGGCAACTGGTACCCAAGGCGCTAGTGGTATTCAAGGCGCTAGTGGTATTCAAGGGGCATCTGGTATTCAAGGCGCATCTGGTGCAACTGGTATCAGGGGCGCATCTGGTATTCAAGGCGCTAGTGGTATTCAGGGTGCTAGTGGTATTCAAGGCGCATCTGGTATTCAAGGCGCATCTGGTATTCAAGGCGCTAGTGGCATTCAAGGAATTCAAGGAATTCAAGGCGTATCTGGTATTCAGGGTGCTAGTGGTGCAACTGGTATCAGGGGCGCATCTGGTATTCAAGGTGCTAGTGGTATTCAAGGTGCTAGTGGTATTCAAGGCGCATCTGGTATTCAAGGTGCATCTGGTATTCAAGGTGCTAGTGGTGCAACTGGTATCAGGGGCGCATCTGGTATTCAAGGCGCATCTGGTATTCAAGGTGCTAGTGGTGCAACTGGTATTCAAGGCGCATCTGGTATTCAAGGCGCATCTGGTATTCAAGGTGCATCTGGTATTCAAGGTGCTAGTGGCTCGATTGGTTATACAGGATCTACGGGCCCAATTGGTCAAACTGGATTAGTAGGACCATCTGGTCCAGTCGGTCCCACTGGATCTGCTGGACCAGATGGTCCACAAGGCGCAAGTGGTGCTACCGGCGTAATCGGTGCGAGTGGTGCCCAGGGAGCAAGTGGCATCCAAGGCGCAAGTGGTATCCGAGGAGCTAGTGGTGTTCAAGGCGCATCTGGTATTCAAGGTGTTCAAGGAGCCAGCGGATCATCTGGTTTAACTGGGGCAACTGGTACCCAAGGCGCTAGTGGTATTCAAGGCGCTAGTGGTATTCAAGGGGCATCTGGTATTCAAGGCGCATCTGGTGCAACTGGTATCAGGGGCGCTAGTGGTATTCAGGGTGCTAGTGGCGTTCAAGGTGCATCTGGTATTCAAGGCGCATCTGGTATTCAAGGCGCTAGTGGTATTCAGGGTGCTAGTGGCGTTCAAGGTGCATCTGGTATTCAAGGCGCATCTGGTATTCAGGGTGCTAGTGGTGCAACTGGTATCAGGGGCGCATCTGGTATTCAAGGTGCAAGTGGTATTCAAGGCGCTAGTGGTGCAACTGGTATTACCGGTGCTACTGGTCCGCAAGGTTCCTTCGGTGGTGCTGCTCTTGATTATTTCTATTCAACTAATACCGCCGATACTGATCCAGGCACTGGTTATTTAAAATTTAATAATTCTATTTTTTCTAGTGCCACGGTATTATACATCAATAATACTGATCACAATAGCATTGTAGTAACTAATTTATTATTAACAATTGATGATTCGACATCTGCTATAAAAGGGCATTTCTCAATCAAAGACGAAGTGAATGAAGCAACGTATTCAATGTTTGCTATCACTGGTACTTTAACACAATCGGGGAATTATTTTAAGGTACCAGTTAGTTATATCTCCGGAACTACTTCATTGACTAATGGATTAGATGTAATTATAACTTTTGCTAGAACAGGTGATAAAGGCGATACCGGATTACAAGGCGCCAGTGGTATTCAAGGTGCATCTGGTATTCAGGGTGCAAGTGGTGCATCTGGTATTCAAGGTGCTAGTGGTATTCAAGGCGCATCTGGTATTCAAGGTGCAAGTGGTATTCAAGGTGCATCTGGTATTCAGGGTGCAAGTGGTGCAACCGGTATTAGAGGTGCTAGTGGCGTTCAAGGCGCAAGTGGTATTCAAGGCGCATCTGGTATTCAAGGTTCTAGTGGTGCAACCGGTATTCAAGGTGCTAGTGGTATTCAAGGTGCTAGTGGTGCAACCGGTATTAGAGGTGCAAGTGGTATTCAAGGTGCTAGTGGATCTGTAGGATTAACTGGTGCTACTGGAACACAAGGTGCTAGTGGTTCTACTGGTATCACTGGTGCTACTGGGGTACAAGGATTGCAAGGTGCAACCGGGACCCAAGGCGCAAGTGGTGTTGGTGCAACTGGAGTTGGTGCAAGCGGTGCAACTGGTATACAGGGAGCAAGCGGTGCAAATGGCGGATTTTTAACTGCTGGCTCGTATGTAGTTCGCGGTGTTAAAAATGGAACAGCTCAAACTATCACCAGCGGATCTGATCAAGTTGTTACATTCGTTGATGATTTTGATCCTAATAACTGGTTAACATCCAGTCAATTTAAACCTAATATTGCTGGTTATTATAATATCAATGTTGCAGTGTGGTGGGATGCTGGTGCTATCACAACCCAACAATCTAATATCCAATTAAGAAAGAACGGAAGTACACAACTTGGAATTGATCAAACACAGATTTTAACAGGTGCAGGGTATGGTCAAAATTTATCTACAATTGCTTATTTTAACGGCACAACCGACTATGTAGAAGTTACTGCATATACAGCAAACACCACTTCACAAAATATCAACGGATCGGGATCAGGCACCTGGATTTCAGCAGCATTATATGCGTATGGTCCCCAAGGAGCTAGTGGTGCAACTGGTATTCAAGGCGCTAGTGGTGCAACTGGTATTCAAGGTACCAGTGGCATTCAAGGCGCCAGTGGCGCAACTGGTATTAGAGGTGCTAGTGGTGTACAAGGAGCTAGTGGTGCAACAGGCATTCAAGGAGCTAGTGGTATTCAAGGTGCTAGTGGATCAACTGGCCCTACTGGATCGCAAGGAGCTAGTGGTGCATCTGGATTAGTTGGCCTCACTGGAGCTACTGGTATTCAAGGTGCTACAGGACCAGTATCATTGTCAATGTATCAAACAAAATTGGATTTCGGTAGTGCTACAGCAGGAACTTGGCGTAAAATAGTCACTGTTGCGCTGGGAACTGCTACCTATACATCGGCTGGATATAAAATTGTTATAGTTGATCCAAATGCCAATCACGCGGTACAAGGAAGTATTAATGCAGACACATACGTATATTATATTGCGTGTATTCGCACTGAAGGGACTACTTTAGACACACCAGATGCTTGTTATATCAGCGGTCCTGGTAGTCATATTCGAGCAGTTAAATTAAGCACTGGTAATTATGAAATCCAAGTCTCCAATGAAAAACAATGGCAAGAATATTTAATAACTATCCAATTATATACCGAAAGTAATGGATTAACTGCAGCAACCTATTATGATGGTAGTACCGACGGTACTACTGGTATAGCTACTTATACGGCAGCGGTTGGTACGGCAACAGATTTTTTCCAACAAGTGCGGGTGGCTAGTTCGGGAGCTGGTGATGCATTAAGAATCACTCAAACTGGATCAGGCAATGCGTTAGTAGTAGAAGACGAAGCCAACCCTGATTCAACACCATTTGTCATTACAGCAGATGGCACTGTTGGTATCGGGATTACGCCATTATATAAATTACACGTAAATGGGTCTTTTGCAGCCACCAGTAAATCATTTTTGATTGAACATCCAATTAAACCAAATATGAGTTTGCGATATGGTAGTTTGGAATCGCCATACCATGGCGTTAGATTAACTGGGGAAGCTACAATATCTGGCATATCGGTAATTATTAAATTGCCCGATTATATTCATGGGTTGGTAAAAATAGCAGGAAGCCAAGTTCAAATAACCAATATTAAACATAATAAAGTTCTTTGGGTTGATAGCATAGATATTGAAAATGATTGTTTTACAGTTGGTATGAATAGGAATTGTTTTGATCGAAAAGAATATGCATTTTATTGGTCATTTACTGCTATTAGAAAAGATATAGACGATATGGAAGTGGAGTTTTAGATGGGAATATCTTATAATCCATCTATTGTCACAGATGGATTAGTATTGCATTTAGATGCAGCTAATCCAAAAAGTTTTAGTCCAAACGTACATCCTAACCCAACGGATTTGTATGGATGGAAGACTAGTGCATCTCGTGCTACAATATCTCGTGATACATCTATGAGTTCACCTGTTGGTAATACACCGATGAAAATGGTAATTACCGGGGACGATCCCTTTCAAAATACAACAGATATAAAATTAGCTGATGCTGCATCTGGTCAATCCTGGACTGTTAGCGCATATGTAAAAGGTTCTGTAACTACAACAGGACAATTGTTTATATTAGGATTAAATTCATCCAATGGATATGTTGAAGCACCATCTGGGGCAATTAATATAACTCCAGATTGGACGCGAGTATCGTTTACAACTACTTTTTCAAATGCTAATACAGTAGGTATTGCTATTCGATTAGACGGAACTAATTCTGGCGGCACTGGAAATATTATTTGGTGGGATGGCGTTCAAGTAGAACGTTCTTCATCTGCTACCACCTTTAATTCATTTACTAATCCAAATAGAGCAAACTGGACTAATCTTATAACTCCAACAAATGCAACTTTGTATGCTAGTCCGGTATTTGGTTCAAATATGTTAACGTTTGATGGTTCTACTAATTACGCAGATTTTTCCGCAGGAACGTTAGGTGATGTTATTACTGTTGAAATGGTAGCAAAATTAAAAAGTTTAAATGGTGTTATGCCATTTGGCTTCTCTGGTTATGATGTTTATGCGGTTGGAGGGTACATGGGATTTAATACCGGAGCAAGCGATCGATATGGGTTAACGTCAACTCAAACAACAAATCTTGGGTTATTGAATACCTGGAAACATTATTGTTTTGTAATGGTCAATAATACATCACTATCAAGTAACCCCTATACAAGTAATAAAATGTACATTGATACTGTTAATCAAACATTATCACAAACGGCTGGTACTCAACACGCAACGCCTCGTAATTTTACTGCAGGTACTGGTAGAATTTCCGGTTGGGTGAATGATTCTAGTTATAAAATTCCCATGGATTTGATAACATTTAAAATATACAATAAGCAATTATCTCAGGCAGAAATTGATCAGAATTTTAACGCAATTCGCGGAAGGGTTGGGTTATAATGTTATCTCATTCTCCATCTGTCGTTACCAGTAATCTATTATTATGTTTAGATGCTGCTAATCCGAAAAGTTATAATAAGTATGAAAATTTATTGCGATATAGTGAAGATTTTAGCAATGTTGTTTGGAGTAGAACTAGTACAACAATTTCCGCAAATGCTGCGGTTGATCCTAATGGCTATTTTACTGCTGATAAATTAATTGGTAATAATGGTATAACTAGCAGGAAATCTACATACCAAACTTATTCAGAGTTTACTGCTGGTACTACTTACATTTTTAGTATATATTTAAAACAAGCTGGGTTCACCAATGCGATGATATGGTTTGATACTGCTAATTCATCACCAAATGCATACATGGGTGCAGGTAGTTTAATTAACCTGGCCGCAGGCACTGTTGCTGGTTCGCAAACTACAATCGTTAATGCGTCAAATGGTTGGTATAGATGTTATATTACTTTTACTGCTACAGTATCAGGTTCATATAATCTTCAAATTAGTTTGGGCGACGCTAATGGGAATGGGACTGCCACCGGGGATGGTGTATCCGGTATTTATTTATGGGGTGCACAATTAGAAATCGACACATCATTAACCGATTATACAAAAACCATATCCACAGCTATAGCTAGAAGTACCTCATTATTAGATACTAGTGGAAATGGTTATAATTTTACATTAAATAATCCATCGTATTATTCGTACGATAATACTACAAAATCAATAAATTTTACTCGTGATGCGTCTACTAAAATAGGTGGATATGCTGTACGAAACACAAGCGGATTATTAAGCTCTCAAACCTATTTGTATAATGATCATACCACAGAAGTATGGGCTAGAATTAATGATTCTGCTCCTGGGAATTATGATGCAACCGAATCTTTTAGCGCATTAATTGCATATCAAGGGTTTCATTGTATGTTCTTATATAATTCTACCACACTTCGATATAGTGTGTGGACTAATACCGGACCAGCTAATCCTAATACAACTAGTTTGGTTATTGGTACCGATATAATAGTTGGAAATTGGTTCCAAGTTGCGGTTACTAAAAGCGGTTCAATTTTTAAAACTTATCTAAATGGTGTGTTGAAAAAAACTGATACTATAGATACTATTCCATTTACTGGGGTTCAAAGTGTATTGCGTGTTGGTGCTGCTAATGTTGGTAGTTATTCGTATTATTCCAAATCCAATATTAGCAATGTTAAGATGTATAATCGTACATTAACTGAATTAGAAATCAAACAAAACTTCAATGCGCTACGTGGGAGATTTGGATTATGAGTTGTTATAGTGGACCAGAACTATCAAGTTCTGGATTGGTATTATCGTTAGACCCCGTGAATCTTAAAAGTTATAATCAATCGGAAAATTTGTATCCCGATAGCGAAAGTTTAAGTTCTCTAAATGCTACTCGATGTTATAAAACATTAATATCAACCGGCGGCCCAGTTAATAACTCATATACTATCATAACCATATCTGATAATTCTGGGGCGCAATATATTTATGAAGGGGCATCATCAGTTGCTGCAGGCGATACAGTAACACAAAGTTGGTATGTTAGAGATATAGATTCTATTAATATTATATCATTAAGATTTTGGACAGGTACTGGCAGAGCATGGACAACCCAACGCCAAGTTGATTATACGTTGTCATCCAGTACTATGGTCGATTATAGTGGCGTAATTGTTGATAAACAACTTAAATATATTGGTGATGGGTGGTATCGGTTATCATTAACTGCCGTTGCAGATCAAGCGGGTACTGCAATCATGTCAATAATATGGACAACTCCGTTAGCAATCGGTAAACGATTATATGTTTCTGGTCCACAATTAACTAAAAAAACAGGGTTAACAGCTTACACACCAACTACTGGTTCTATAATTACTCAATCTACTACAGTATCTGATATTAGTAATAACAACAATACTGCAACTATAGTTAATTCGCCTGTATACAACTCAAGCGGATATTTTAGTTATGATTATACTAAATCGCAACAATTAACCTTTGCTAATAACCCTAATCTACAATTCTTGGGTAATTCACCATATACATTAGAAGCATGGATATATCCTACTAGAAATCCAGGAGCATCAAATTATACTGGTATTTTTGACCGTGAAAGCAATCCTGGGTCTGGACGAGATGGGTATAATTTATACTTTCTTGGTGGTACTGCTGGGGCTACTACCCAAATTACTGCCGAACGATTTTCTGCGGGTACAGCTTCTGCTACTTGGATAACATTATATGAAAGTGTGTCAGTAAATGCATGGCATCATATTGTAGCAACCTATGATGGTAGTTTATTGCGAATATATAGAAATGGGTCCTATGTTTCCACTAGTAGTGCATCAACTGGTGCTATTACTAATACCGTTAAAACATTAACAATAGGTGTGCGTGGCGGTAATCGTTTTGACGGTAGAATTGGTGTTACTAATATTTACAATCGAGCATTATCAGCTGCTGATATCGTACAAAGTTTCAATGCGTTAAGAGGCCGATATGGATTGTGATAAATATAGAATATAAAAAGTAGGATTTTAAATGTCATATAATGATCGTAACATCGTAATTACACCAAATATTGGTTCGTCTACCGAAGATCCAAAGATTGTATTTTCTGGGGCAGACTCATCAACTGCAGCTCAGAATATTACATTAAAAGCATACCCAACTTCTAGCGGAACATTAAGTTTTGAAGGATCGGCTGGCCAATTATTCAGTATCACTAATAGTTTGTCTGGTACTATATTTGCTGTTAATGATGTGTCTGGTATTCCTAGTATCGAAGTATTAGATACTGGTACTATAAAATTTGCACAATATTCAGGCAATGTTGGTATCGGAACTAGCTCACCAGCGTATAAATTAGATGTGTCTGGAACTGCCAATGCTTCTGCTGTTATTACACCTTCTGTTACTGCCCCCTCTACTGATTTAACATTAAGTGCTGTTAGTACCGGAATTACTAAATTAGCAGTTGCTAATGGAGTTGTATTTACTGCAACTGACCATCCGTATAGTACTGGTGGTTCTATTGTAAATTACCCTAGAGCATTTGGTAGTCAAACTGGATATACCGTTGGTATGATGGCACAAGGTATAGATACTAATGTTGGTTTGGTTTTATCATCTAAAGGAAATCTACCTGTCGAGTTTTGGACTAATACGGTTGGTAATAAACAATTTCAGGTTTCTCATACTGCTTCTACAGTTAACTACGCCCAAGCAACTGGCGCAGCAACAGGTTCTGGTCCTACATTATCCGCACAAGGTTCGGATACTAATATAGATTTTAATATTGCAACTAAAGGAACTGGCATACTCTCATTCTATACCCGTGCCGCTCTTCAGACTATAGTTTCAGGTCAATCGTCCGCTGTAAACTATTTACAGTTGAACGGTCAAACAACTGGTAATTATCCAGCCATTAATGTTGCTGGTAGTGATGCTAATGTTGGGTTGGATTTGATTACCAAAGGCACGGGTCCTGTTCGATTGCGTACGGGGTCAAGTTCCGGCATTCAATTTTTGGTAGCTAATGTTGATTCTGCTGTTAACTATATTCAAGCGAATGGCGCATCAACTACTAATTGGCCAACTTTATTAGCGACTGGTTCTGATACAAATGTAACTTTTAACTTCGTTACTAAAGGTACGGGAGTTCATAATTTTGGAACGGGGGGTGCTGGCAGTAATAGTCAATTAAGGGTATCGCATACCACATCTGCTGTTAATTATGTTAACGTTACTGGAGCAGCGACTGGTTCTGGTCCTACTATATCTGCACAGGGTAGTGATTCGAATATTGATTTTAATATTGCAGCTAAAGGCACGGGTTCAGTTAAGATAAAAACTGGGTCAAGTTCTAATACTCAGGTACAATTTGACGATGCAACAACAACGGGCCAATATACCTTATTTTCTCGCGACAATTCGAATAATATTCAAAAATTAGGAGCAATGGGTTCGGCAAATTTTGGTCTATATGCAACGGGTGGAGGTAGCGTTAGATTTTATACGTCATCTAATGTATCAGACGAGCAATTTAGAATATCGCATACCACATCTGCTGTTAATTATGTTCAAATAACTGGATCTGCAACAGGAAATAGTCCGGTTTTATCCGCTCAAGGGTCTGATACTAATATCAATATATTATTGACACCAAAAGGAACTGGTAATGTTGGTATAGGAACAACAAGTCCAAGTGTTAAATTAGAAGTAGATGGTAATTTTAAAATATCTAACACGCAAGAAATCTTAACTAAAACTAGTGGTGTTGAAGGATGGGGATATGTTAATAGTATTTCTATTACTGGACAAGAAACCAATGCATTAGGATTAAGTATGTCAACAGATGGCACTAAAATGTATATTATTGGATCAACCAATGATACAGTCTATCAATATACTTTATCTACTGCATTCGATGTTTCTACTGCTGTTTATTCAGGATTATCATTTAGTGTAACTACAACTGCTGGAACACCACATTCGTTATTCTTTAAACCAGATGGCACAGCTTTTTATATTGTTAATGATTCAACTACTGATACAGTTCAACAGTTTAATTTATCAACTGCATGGAATATTTCTACTGCTAGTTATGTAACTTCATATACATTTACTCAAGATACAGTTCCAGCTGGGTTAGAATTTAGTCCAGATGGCACTAAAATGCATCTTATTGGAGATACTAATAATACTGTTTATCAATTCGCATTATCTACACCATGGGATTTAACAACTACTGCTACAACTCCTACTTATACATTCTCAGTTGCTACTCAAGAAACTGCACCAAACGGTATTGAATTTAATAGCGATGGCACTAAAATGTATATTGTTGGTTTAGTTGCAGATGCAATATTACAATATAATTTATCTACACCATGGAATATAACAACTGCGGTCTATGATAGTAGATTAATTGCTGCAGCAGGTGGTGTTAATATTGGTAATATCAGTGATATCTATATTGATATTAGTAATAATATTGCCTTATTAATTGATAATAGTGCTGATAGAGTATATCAATTTACAACAAATACTAATGCATTAAAAGTTATCGGTAATCATGTTATAGTTGATCCTAAAACTATATTTAATAATGAATTAATTGGTAGAGGCAATGCTTATTTTTATAACCCTGTTGCATTACAATCTTCATTGTCAGTTGCAGCTGGTGCATCATTTATTAGTACATTAACTGCATCTAATACAATATCGTTAGTTGGTGCAACTACAACTACAACTTCTTTGGGAACAGCAGCTAGTACAGGTACATTAACTTTAGGTGGTACAGGTCAAACTGGATTAATTCAAATTGGTCAATCAACTGCTACCCATACACTTAATATTGATACTGGTGCTACTATTAGCGGTGCAACTAAAAATATTGCTATTGGCACAGGTGGCGTAAGTGGTTCAACAACTGGTATTAATATTGGCAGTAGTACTGGTACTACTACAACTAATATATATGGCTCAACTGCAATTTGGGGTGCTACAAGTAGAGTTGGTATCGGCACTGATAGTGGTGGTAGTATTACATTAGGTAGATTAGATAATACTGCTTCATCTCCTTATCTTGATTTCAATAGTGGTGCTACAACAGTAGGTTATGATACAAGAATTATGGCCACTTCCGGTAATGGGACTGCTGGCAATGGTACTTTATCTATCTATACAGGCACATTAGGAATTGGAACAATAGGTTCAACTATAGCTGGTGCAGTTCATATTAGACGTGATGTTGATGGAGTGACTAACACAATAATCCAAAATAGAAATGGAACTGGCACACCATTATCTGCATTAACTTTTATTACCGGATCGGTTGATTATAGTGATAATAGATATGCACAAATAGTTTCAGGTGGTAATACATCGAATTATCTAGCATTTTTAACTAGTAATGGTGCGGCACCCACTGAAAAATTAAGAATTGATGCTTCTGGTAATGTATTAATTGGCTCTACCACCAATGTCAACAGTTCAAAATTATTAGTAAATGGGACTATTGAAACTACTACCGGTGTAAGATTCCCAGATGGGGTGACACAAGCAGTTGGTATACCATCGGTTTCTGGCCAAAATGGAAAATATTTATCGACAAATGGATCTACCGTATCTTGGGCGGCTGGTGTTGGTGGTGCAACTGGAGTTCAAGGTGCAAGTGGTGTAATTGGGTATACAGGTGCAACAGGTGTTCAAGGAATTCAAGGTGCAAGTGGTGTAATTGGGTATACCGGTGCTACTGGACCTGCTGGAACTAATGGAACTAATGGTGCCACTGGACCTGCTGGAACTAATGGAACTAATGGAACTAATGGTGCCACTGGACCGACTAGCGGAACGGCTACCTATATTGCTTCAGTGGATAGTGTTAACAGAAATGCTGCTGAAAAATTACCAACTACTACCCCACAAGCAGTAAGATTTGATTTTGCTAATGCAAGTACAACTGGTACTAGTGGAAATTATGCAGGTGTTATGACATACGCTCCATGGACTGGTACAACTGCTAGTACAGGTGATGCGTCATATCAATTAGCATTTGGTTCAACGGCAACAAATGGCACTGGATATCCGTGGCTTAATATTAGAAAAGGTATTGATTCAACGTGGAATTCTTGGTATTCAATACCATTATATGGTGCGAATGGCGGTGGTTCTACTGGGAATTTATATGCTGGGGTTTTTTATGATGGAAGTAATACTTCATATTATGTAGATCCAGCAAGTAATTCATTATTATATTCTGCCGGATTTTTGGGAGGAAATTCATATTTCATTAATAATGATCCTTCTGGAAATGCTATTAGAATGGTTCCATCTAGTACTGGAACTAATAGTATTTTACAATGGGTTAATTATGCACAAAATACGCAATGGACTTCATTATTGGGTTATAATGGATACTTACAAGCATCTACTCAATTTAGAGCTCCTAGTTTTTATGATTCTGATAATACTGCATATTATGTAGATCCAGCAAGTACTTCTACTTTAAATATTGTCAGTTTACCAGCTGGTGCACAAACAATAAACACTACTACTCCAGGAACAGCTTTATATCAATTGAATTTTACCGGTCAATCTACAGCTGACTATGCTCAAGCAATTACATGGGGGTGGTCATCATCTGGGGCACAAGCCGGTATTTATGTACAATCATCTGGATCTTATGGCACCAAAATATACATTGCTACAACAGATTCGTTTGCAACAGGATCAAAGACTGCTTTATCAATCGATCATACTGGAGTTGTACAGACCACTAGAAACTATCTAACTGCAACTAGCTCTTTGCGAGCACCGATATTTTATGATTCTGATGACACATATTATTATTGCGACCCATCTAGTTGGTCTAGATTTAATATAATATATCCAAATGGATGGGCTAGATCAGGCACTTCCAGTAATTTAAATACTGACTTCAATAATACACCTGCAGGGAGTATGAGACATGCCGGTGATGATGCATCTGTTACTAATAGCCCAGGTGGTACTTGGTGGTTTTACGACCATTATAGACATTCCAATACGAGTAACTACTGGGGTACTCAAATCGCATGGGGTTGGGAAGATAACTCAAATAGATTGTGCCAGCGCAATGTGTCATCCGGTACCTGGTCATCATGGGTTGAATATTTAAGCACTGGCGGTAGAACTTATACTGGTTCATTAACAATGACTAGTAGTTTAACTGGAACTATATTTTATGATTATAATAATACTGGATATTATTGCGACCCAAATAGTTCATCGTATCTAAATGTGATTGGTGCGGCTGGTAGGATTTATACTGGGTTCGATTCTGGTGTTTCAAATTCAATAAGTTGTTCTGCATGGTTTAGAAGTAATGGAACTACCGGGTGGTTTAATGATTCATATGGTGGTGGTATCTATCAGATAGATACCGTTTGGGTTCGAATATATAATTCAAAAGCGTTATATGTTGCAAATGAAATTGCTGCTACTGGTAATATAACTGCATACTATTCTGATGAAAGATTAAAAACTAATTTAGGAAATATATCCAATTCAATTGATATTATAAAATCATTGAATGGATTTAGATATGTAAATAATGAATTAGCAAAATCAGTTGGGTATTCTAAAGAAGAAATTCAGTTAGGGGTATCTGCACAAGAAGTGCAACAAGTATTACCAGAAATAGTATCATTAGCGCCATTTGATATGGAAACTTCGGAATTTGATGGAATTATTACATCAAAATCTGGTGAGAATTATTTAACCGTTGATTATGCAAGATTGGTTCCAGTATTAATAGAAGCAATTAAAGAATTAATTGAAAGAGTTGAAAAATTGGAAAATAATTAAAACCTAATACCCAACAGCCTAGTTACTTTGGAATTAGGCTGTTAGCTTATTGGATAAATACCATAACAAACAATTATAGGAATTATTATGACAGATCTAACTAATATTCAATCTTTCACAGGTGAAATCATTTTATCAGAAAATATCTCATCTAGTGAATTTTTGATTACTGCAATTCATGAAGATATCAAAGAAAAAACAATCAAAGTTGAAGTAGAAATGGGACCATTCCAAATAGAAGAAATGCCAGATGGAACTACAACTAACCGTGGTATTTCACAACGCATGTTAGTAGTTTGGGAGGGTTCTTCATATGACGCTATTAAAAATACCTGGGATAACGTTGCATTAAATGCAAAGGTTTCAGAATTATTAGCAGAACAAGCACGGGCTCAGATTGCTAAATAATAGTTATCAGGATATCAAATGAAAATACGAGAAATACTAACCGAAAGTCTATCACACAATCAAGCAGAAAAACTACTTAAAGAATTTTTAAGTTTTTTAAAAACTGATTTAGAATTAGACGAACTACCAACTATTCATTTAATAAAAAATAGTGATTATAGTGTAAAAAATAGTTCATTCGGTGGATATAGACCAGCAGACAAAAGTATCAACGTTATGATATCCAATCGTCACATACAAGATGTCATGAGAACTCTCACACATGAACTAATCCACTATATACAAGACCTTAAAGGTGAGCTAACTAATGACAGTGGCAAAGACGGTAGCCCACAGGAAAATGAAGCAAATTCTCGGGCAGCTGTATCCATGCGTAGATGGGGCAAATTACATCCAGAATTTTTTGGCTTTGAATCAATAGAATAGAAAAGGGCTCTCGAGAGCCCTTTTCAACATCATTTCTTGCCCACAAACTCATTCATTCGATTGGCAATTTCAAGAATTTTATCTATAGATGGGAATTCTGGCTTGTGTTCCATTCCTTGTTGCTGAATTTCCCAATACTTAAATTCAGCATCAAATTCCTTAATAGCCAATTCTTTGGCCATCATTAAAATATCAGATCTAATATCGTAGCCAGTTTTACCAGCTTGTGGAAGTTTGTTTGTGATTGTTGACATAAGTTCTCCAGTGTATGTCTGTTATATGAGAAATGAATTATACCACACTTTTGAAAAAAGTCAACCAATTTAACACAATGTCCATAAATACAATATATGGAAACAGGTTATGAAAAAATCAACACGTTCAATTCTTGAAGAATTAAGTCAAATTGGCATTAGTAGAGATACAAATTTAGTTATAGAAAGTCGTGGCTCAAACATTATTCAAAGTGCTATCAATATACTTGAATTAATTAGAGAAAATTATGATCCAGAAACTGCCATCGATTTAGAGAGGCGTTTTATTAATAGTATAAAATCTGGTGATAATAGCAAATTTAAACGTGGAATTAAAAAATTAAGTAACTCTAACAAGTAACCATTTAAACCACATTTTTTAGCAAAAAGATAAATAATATTACAAACCCACGGAGTGGTGGGTGAAAAGCATACAAGGAGAAAGATTATGCCTTCATTATTAAATACAATCGTAGCTGCTAACTACGTAAAAACTAGCCCAAGCACACAATTCGGTACACGTAAATTACGTACTATTTCTGTAACTATTACCAACAGTGGCAGCAATGACAAAGATTTGACAAAACAATCTGGTGCAACTGGTGCTTATACCGATTCTAATAGTTATTATTCAGCTGCAGTACGTGCATTACAATTAAATGCCGAAATCTATGCAATTTATGCGCCTAGCTCAACTGCATTCGTTGCATTGATTGCTGATAATACTGCAAATGATTCAGATGTCAATACAAATGAAGTAACTGTTCCTCCAACATGGGGTGATGCAGAAGCTGCAATCTTGGCAGCTATCAAAGGTGTTGACAGTGCAGACAAATACGACGGCGCTGTTGCTATCACCGAAGGTGTTTGGACTGGTGCTTCTATTGCTTTCTCTTAAGCAATAACTTTCACTTTAGTACATATAAAGCCCACAAATTTGTGGGCTTTTTTTATGCATGGTAAATACAACATGAATTATAAATTATATACTCTTGTAGACATTACACATACCGGTCAATATCGAGCAGAAATTGGAAAGGAATCAGCCCGATGGAAGGAACAGAATTTTAACACAATTATTCAAACATTAGGTATACGATCCAATATTATGTTTTTGAATAGTCCAATAATTACAGAAACTAAAGGAAGATTAGTGGGGTTTGATACTGATGAAATCATCAGAGTATGGCGTTTTGATTTTGAATCCGAACGTGATGGCGTATACGAAAAAGATGGTGATCCAATTGGGTTTTTAAAAGATGATTTTGAATTGGTCCCATATATCAATGGGTTGGACGAATTACTAGAGCAAAAATATGCAGTATTTGTTACTGATGGACCAGGTAAGAATATTGTTTTCAGTAAAATTCTATAAATACACCTATACCCTTGAGCAGGGTCAACGGAGAATTCGATGACAACATTAAAACCAACTGATATTGAGAAAGAAAATTTAGAAAGCCACGTAGAATTATGTGCATTAAGATACCAAAATTTAGAATCACGTTTGCAAGTAATTGAAACAAAAGTTGAAACCTTATTTGAAAAAATTGAAGAAAGCAAATCAAGTATGAGCAAAGTAATCATTGGGGCTACTGCAACAATTATCGCTGGTTTATTATCAACTGTTGTCACCATTATAATGAAATTTTAATATGCACATCTCAGAAAAATCAACTCCATCATTCACAATCAATGACATATTAAATCCAGTACTATGGAAAGATACAGATTTACGACCAGAAGTACGTCATAAATTACTGATGATTGCGAGAAATTTTTTAGAAACGTTAAAAGTCAAAAATTTAAAATTACGAGATATAACCATCAGTGGGTCAAATGCCAGTTTTAATTATTCAAATGTGTCAGATATTGATCTTCACTTAATAGTTGATATTGATAATCCAGAATTAGAAGATTACTTCAATTCAAAGAAAAACAATTATAATTTCAAGTATGATTTAAAAATTAAAAGTATCCCAGTTGAAGTATATGTACAGGATAGTAAACAACATCACTATTCTGCTGGCATTTATAGCATTTTGGATAATAAATGGTTAGTTAAACCTTCCAGAGAAGAACCAAATGCAAGTCCACAAGAAATTAAAAATAAAGCACGTAACTATTCTTCCAGAATTATCAAAGTATTAAAATCGAATGATATCGCATCTGCACAAGATACATTAGATGACATACGTAGATTACGTAAAGCTGGGCTTGAGCAAGGCGGTGAACAATCAGTTGAAAATTTAGCATATAAATTGCTTCGTTCGCGTGGGCAATTAGATAAATTATTCAAACATATAGACAAATTACAAAGTGCTGAACTCAGCCTTGGAGAACAAATGAAAATCAAAGATATTCTAGGCGAAGATAACGCCATCACAGTCAAAGGAATCAGTGGCGATAAAGCTGAATTATCAAACGGCCAACAAATAGATGCTAAAACCTTAACACCCGACCAAGAACATCCCGGACAGCTTAAAGCACCATCAATGGACCCAGCATCAATTAAACCAGGCTCTGTTGTAACTATGGGAGATCAAACTACATCGGAATCGATGGAGGATGAACTTAACAAAGATTTAATTAAAAAAGGCAGACACAATCGTAAAGTTGGTGGTGATAAAGGTGATGATTTTATTACAGATATCACTGATAAAGAGTTTGAAAGAAGTGCTAGATCAGCAATGAGTAATAATAAAAAACTGGCTGAATCTGATCTATTATATAAAATGTTAACTATTGCCGGAATTAAATAATATGCGAATTTGTGATTTAATTAATCCAATTGATATTTGGATAACAAATGAAGAAGCTGATATTTTAAAAAAAATTAAATCACCCAGATTATTATCTTCATTCAATAGTCACGATAGAGTAAAATTGGAATATATGATAAGAAAAAATCTAGTAATAAAAAGAGGATTTGAAAATCCAGTTGTTATAGCCAATGAAGAAATCAACAAATACAATTAAAGATTTAGCATCCTATTTTGATGCAGAATTACAACAAAAATTGCCAATAAATATACTCCCAAATGGGTCATTGTTATATAAAAACTTTTTGGTTAGACAATTACCCAATCAAAATTGGGGAGTTTACAATACCAGCAATAAAGATTTGATTAATCAATATCATTTGAAAAGCTGTGCATTGATGGCTGCTAATGCATATCATCATAGATTTTTCAGCAAATGTTCTGAAATTAAAGAGTTAGATAATAGTTATTGGTCCAACTATACTGATTTTATGATCTCAAAGAATTACATAAAATCATCAAATAATGAACAATACCCAATACTACTAACCAAACTAGAAGAATGTGATTATAGAGCATCGCTTTACAAAAACAGAATTTCTAAACTATTTAAGAATACTTTTGTATAAATACATTATAAAATATGTTTAAGGAACCTAACATGCAAATTAAAGATTTATCACAACCGGTAACCAGCAAAAAACTTAACGAAAGTTTAAGTAAAACATTTGGTTATAAATTAAAATTAGAGCAGTTTAGTGACGTGCAATTAGAAGACGCACGTAATAAATTAAGAACTGATATCAGTCAATTTGAATTATCAGAAAGCTATGATTCTATTTTAGAAAATGAATCATATCAAAAAACAAAAGCGTTATTGGATGTTATCAACCAAGAAATCTTTGAAAGATCAGAATCGGTTGAAGAACCAGTTGAAACAAGACAAGTGAGTGAACAAGCTATGTATACAGCAATCCGCCATAGAGCACAAAACATGTCAGTTCCAGAAAGTTGGATCAACAATGCTATCAAACGTATGAAATTGGGTGAATCAGATAGAGAAGAATTATCGGCTGAATTATCATTACGCTATGATCTTAATGAAGCACAAGCTAGTTGGGTTTTATTAGAAGGCGAAGAACAAAAAGCTGAAAACATCTTATCAACCAAAGATATGGTTAGTAAAATTACTAACTGGATTGAAGATACAGCTGCCATGAAAGCAGACCAATTATTAGAATTGTTAGATGCCATTCGTAGAGAACAAGGCAGTGATGTATCACAACAATTCAGTGAAGTGGTAGGTGGTGCATTAGAAGGCTTATATAGTGCATTGGTGTCAGCTCGTGAAGGATTATCAAATGGATTGGCTATCGTTTCAGGTGAACAAGCAGAAACCATGGGCGGTGGCACACCGGGGTCAGCGGTGGCTTCAGGGTTAGGTGAAGAACCACCACAAATCCCAGGTGAAGAAGGCGGATTACCCCCTGCACCAGAAGGTGAAGAATTACCACCACCAGCTGCAGAAGCAGGTAGAATGAAAAGAGAAAGTGTTGAGTATAGCCGTAAACTAGGGTTATTGTTAAGCTCAAAAAAAAAGTAAATCAACTTCGTGAATCTATTGAGCCGCTAGCAGATTTATTTTTGGCGGCTCGTGCAGCATCTGAAAGAACCGGTAAACCAGTTACATTAACATGGGATGCAATGAATAGAGCATTAGAAGATGCCAATACAGGCGCACCAAGGATACCTGGGTATGATGAATTTACTAAATTATTGGATAGTACACCAGTTCTGCAAAATATGATTGACAATAAAACCGGCAGAGTAGATGGTGATGGAGTAGAATTTGACCTAAACAGTACAACAGCCACTACAAATAGCGGAGGTAATCCAGGGCAACCACCAATTGATCCAACACACGGTACGGTTACACAAACTGCAATGCATGCACTAAAATCAAAATAAAAGTTGACATTCTTTAATTATTATCATATAATACTGTATGAAATTATTACAAGAACGATTCAATTATACACAAATCAACAGAGAATCCGTCGAAGGCAAACGTCTTTATGTTTGCCCAGACGGATCAAAAGTCCCATCAGTAACTACTATCCTAGATTCAACTAAACCAGTAGAAAAAGTAGCTGCATTGCAAGCATGGCGAAAGTCTGTTGGTGATAAGAAAGCACAAGAAATAACACTCGAATCTGCTGGAAGGGGTACACGAATGCACAAGTACCTTGAAGATTTTGTCATGACCGGTCAATTATCAACCCCCGGTACTAATCCGTATAGTAAACAAAGTCATTTAATGGCGTCAACTATCATAAATCAGGGATTAGTTAATATCAATGAAATCTGGGGAACCGAAGTTGGGTTATACTACCCAGGTCTGTACGCAGGTACAGCAGATGCAGTTGGTGTCCACAAAGATTCAGAATCAATTTTTGATTACAAACAAACCAACAAACCAAAAAAACTAGAATATATCGAAGATTACTTAATACAATTGGTTTTTTATGGGACTGCTCATAATAAAATTCATGGAACTAATATTAAAAAGGGAGTAATCCTAATGTGCGTTAAGCCTGAATTGGTTGGTTCGAATTTAAGTAATCCACAATACCAAGAATTCATTATAGAAGGTTCAGAATGGCAGTTATATGAATCAAAAATGTGGGATCGGGTTGATCAATATTTTTCTAATATTTAAACTCAATACCTTTTAGACACCAAGTATTGCATAAATAATACTAAAGAGGATTTATTTATGGCAATAGTTTCCATTTCAAGAATACAACAGCGTCGCGGAAGAAAATTCAGTGGCACTGGATTACCACAATTAGCAAGTGGTGAATTAGGGTGGGCGATTGATTCCCAAGAATTATATATTGGCAATGGCTCTGTTGCCGAAGGTGCACCACATGTTGGCAACACTCGATTGTTAACTGAACTTGATGTACCAAATTTAAAAGGCGAATCAGCTAATTTACTTGGCAATTTAGATTATATCTATAAAGCAAGTGGATCAATACAAAGAGTCGAAATCGTAGCACCTGGCACTGATTATACAGATGGTACTTACAATAATGTTGAATTAGAGTGGGTTACATATGGTGATCGGCCAATATCATTACCAACCGCAACTATCACGGTATTTAATGGCGCGGTCGTAACTGTAAACATTACATCGATTGGTTATGGGATATCGTATGGATCACAATTTACGGTACCAACTAACGCATTAGGATTGGATAATATCAGAACAGGTTTTACATTTACAGGAACTGTTCATCCAGGATCAAATATAATAACAAATATCACACAAAATATAGATAAATTTGTGGTTGGAATGGAGATATATGGCACCGGTATCCTGAATAATTCAGTGGTAACTGAAATCGGGAGTTCTTCTGTAACTATTTCAAATAATTCCAACATTATATCTGATCAAACAGTAAATTTGAACACTAGAAGTGTTGACTTTTTGTTACGGGCAATATCGGTAACTGGTCCATCAGTGCCGGTCAAGTATACTGCTTTACGAACCATACAGTCTCGCTTGGATGATAGAGTGAATACTGCCGATTTTGGCACATATGGGAATGGCATAGTTGACGACACTGTTAGCTTACAAAATGCTATTAATCAATTATTTCTGAATGTTCCACCCGTTATTACAATCAATGCTGTATCAGCGCCAGGAAGTTATACAATCAATACTGCTAGTGCTAGTTATTCGTATGTTGGAGCAGAAATAGGTGGCCCAGGAATTCCAGTTGATACCGTTATTTTATCAGTAATACCAGGTATTAGTATTACAATGGATAATCCATCTTCTAGCACAGAAACCGATCCGCAAATTTTTGATATCATATTACCAGCAGCCGGGAGTTTGGCATCAGCTAATCCAGAATTTAGATCTATCCTTGAAATACCACCTGGAACATATAATATCTCCAATACATTATATGTTCCCAGTTATGCAACAATAGTAGGTGCTGGTATTGATAAAACCATTTTAAAATTTAACAGAGATAGACACATTACAGGAAATGCAAACTATAATAGTTTTACAATATCTACTATTAGTGCAGCAGAATATATGATTGGTGCAATAGTATCAGGGCCATCAATCTCACCCGGCACTATTGTCGTAGACGTCATTGATTCTGAAAGTTTAATATTAAATAACGTTGCTACAGATGATGTAACTAATGGCGAATTTGTTTTAACAATGGTTCAAGACACCGCTGTTGTTAAATTTGTAAATGAATTATCACGTCCTGGATCACCTAATTCTATTGAGAATACCACATCATTAAATCAACCGAAAAATATTATATTCAAAAATTTATCTATTAGCGTGTTAGATAATGTGTCAGATGGGTTACAATTAGATGCAGTAAAAGATAGTATATTTGAAAATATCGCATTGTCTAGTACATGGAGTTCTGGCACAAGAACCACCAATTATGGTATTTCAATGGCGGCTGTAAGTGAGAGTGTTACCACTACTAATAACTTATTCAAAAATATAATTATTAATAATTTTGGTTATGGTGTTTACTCCGATTACGATATCGATAATAATAAATTTGTTGATGGTACTATTTCATCTGGTACTTATGGCATGGTCTTTGGTGAATTTTTCAATCCATCAATTGTAGGAAAAGAATATGGCGCTAGAAATACATTAATTAGCAATTTAAAATTTTCTAATATTATAAAACAAGCAATTTGGATTAAGACTGGTGTAAAAAACATAATCGATAATATCATCCTAGCGAATGTTGGTGATAATGATGGGGTCCTTATTCCTCAAATTTATTCTGATAATTTTGGCAATATAATTAGAAATATCAAATCTGACCGCTGGGATTATTATTCATTACCAATCAGATCAACTTATGTACCTGAATTTAGTGGCAAGGGTCTGTACGAGGTAGATGAAACTATAGCTCTACCATTGATATATACATTGACTAGTAGAAAATTGTTTAATCTACCATCATCCGTGTCAATCGAGGGTGTTCAACAACGATCAATTATTCACGAAATAGAATATGTATACTCCAGTACAGTAGGAGAGTTTACAAGAAAAGGCATTATCACAGTAATTGCTGATATAGCCAATTCACAAATCCATTCGTCAGATGAATATGATTACGTAGGAAATGAGGATTTTCTTGGTTGGCTTGATTTTACAGCAGCATTTTCAGGTGGTCAATCCGCCATCGGTATCTATTATACAAACAGTCTACTAGACGATATTGGTATCTTCTCGTTTACGTATAAATCATCGATTCAGTAAAAATTTTACTAGACTTATCACCAATTGTAGTGTATAATACTCTGTATTAGGTGATAAGTTAATTAATAATCCTTAATTTTCAATAACTTATCAATTTTTTAACATCTTGCTTATCATCAATAAATACTACCTAAACGGATTTAAGTAGACAGATAAGCGAGAGTAACAACATATGGATATGAACAAAATTACAGTAATAAAAAGAAATGGCCAAAGAGAGCCATTGACCATTGAAAAATGGCAGTCCCAAATCGCTAAAGTATGCGCGGGAATAGCAGATGTCAGTCAATCAATGATTGAAATCAAGAGTCAGCCACACTATTATGATGGTATCACAACCAAAGAAATCGATGAAATAACATTACGTGCAATCGTTGATCTTATTGATGTTGAAGCTAATCCTGATATTGGTCACACTAACTATCAATTTGTAGCCGGTAAACAACGGTTATCTATGCTTCGCAAAGATGTATACGGACAATACAACCCACCGAGCCTCTATTCAATTGTGCAAAACAATATAGCAATTGGTCTTTATACACCTGAATTATTATCATGGTACAGTGAAGATGATTGGAATAAAATGGACTCGTTTATTGATCATGACAAAGATGAGCAATATTCATATGCTGCAATTGAGCAGTTGATTGAAAAATATCTGATCAGAAATCGTTCAACAAAAGAAGTATTTGAAACACCTCAAATACGATACATGGTTGCGGCAGCTACTGTCTTCCATAAAGAAGAACCAAATTCTGCTAGAATGAAATACATAAAGGAATATTACAATGCCGCATCTGATGGCCTTTTTACTTTGGCTACTCCTGTTCTCGCTGGCCTCGGAACCCCCACAAAACAATTTAGCAGTTGCGTTCTTATACGCAGCGACGACGATCTTGATAGTATATTCGCCTCTGGAGAAATGATGGCCAAATATGCTAGCAAACGTGCTGGCATCGGATTAGAAGTTGGTAGATTACGTCCGTTAGGTTCGCCTATCAGAGGTGGAGAAATCATGCATACCGGCATGATTCCATTCTTAAAAAAATGGTTTGGTGATCTGAAAAGCTGTAGCCAAGGTGGTATCAGAAATGCGTCTTGTACAGTATATTTCCCAATCTGGCACTATCAATTTGATGATTTGATTGTATTAAAAAATAACCAAGGCACAGAAGAAACCCGTGTTAGACATATGGACTATGGGGTTGTATTATCGGCGCTATTTTGGAGACGATTCAAAGCTAAAGAAAATATCACATTCTTTGATCCAAATGAAGTTCCAGAATTGTACGAAGCATTCTATAGAAATAATGCACAATTTGAAGAATTATACGTAAAATACGAAAAACGCAAAGATTTAAGAAAAAAAGTTATTTCAGCAGAAGAAGTATTCAAAGGTGGATTACTTAAAGAACGCACTGATACCGGGCGTATTTACCTAATGTATGTTGATAATGTCCAAAATCAAGGACCATTTGATACTAACATTCACCCAATCTATCAATCAAATTTATGTGCAGAGATAGTGTTGCCTTCAGTTCCATTTAAGTCATTAAACGATGAAGGTGAGTTTAAATTAACATTGGATAATGGCGTTGATGTGGTATTACCAGGACAGCATAAAGTTCTGTTAGCTAACGGTGATAAGAAAAAAGTTAGAGAACTAACCGAAGATGATGATATTAAAGATTTACTAATGTAATAGTTAACATAACCTAATGTACATAAATACATTATAAAAGGAGAATGTATAATGTATATTGGGTTTATTTACGAATGGACTAATAATGTAAATGGTATGAAATATTTAGGGTCACATAAAGGAACTATAGACGATGGATATACCGGCAGTGGTTATAGATTTTTAAATGCGGTTAGAAAATATGGAATAGATATATTCACCCGGGTTATAGTTGAATATGTACAATCCGAAGAACAATTGTTTATTCGAGAACAATTTTATCTAACCGCCCGTGATTGTGCTAATAGTAAAACTTACTATAACATTTCACCATCAGCGGGTGGTGGGGATACTGGGTCTGGTCATAAAATTAGCAAAGCACATAAAATTGCATTTGAAACTGGAACTCGCAAAGCTTGGAACAAAGGATGCACCCTAACCTGCAACCAAAAAGCCAATTTATCAATAGATACCTGGGAGATTATAACACCAGACGGGGACACACTTATAGTAAGGAATATGTTAGATTTTTGTAAAACACATTCATTAAATCCATCAACTATGAGTGCTGTTGCTAGAGGAAAGCGTGGTCATCACCATGGCTATAAATGTAAAAAACTTACAAATATTAGAAATGTACCTTACGAATATGCCACATATCGATACCTGACATCAGAAGAAAAAAATAAAATTAATAGTGAATCTGTTAAAACTGCAAAGAGATTGAAAGCGTTGCCAAAAATAGAATTTGATGGCATTATTTATAATTCACTAGTCGATGCATCTATTAGTACTGGAAAGAGTAGATATATTTTAATAAAATACGGAAAATTATTAAGGAATAATTAAGGAATAATTAATGAAAATAATTAAAAAAGAATGCACCCGTGCTGTGCCAAAAATCAGTTTATGCACACTTGGAAGTATCAACTGGGGGGCTTTCAGAAACCCAGAAGATATGCGTAGGGCGTGTCGTATTCTACACCGCAGTCTTAACAATATTTTGGATTACCAAGACTTCTTATCAATCCAATCTAAATTATCTAATGATGAAATTAGACCGCTAGGAATTGGTATTACAAATCTTGCATACTGGGCTGCTAAACGTGGATTCAAATACGGTGATCCAGATATGCTATCAGAAGTAAAAAGTTGGATTGAACATCTAGCATATTATACCACCGAATCCAGTGTTGAATTAGCAAAAGAACGCGGTGCGTGTGAGCATAGTCATTTAACGAGATACGGCCAAGGTATATTCCCATGGGAATTACGTGCAGAGGGTGTTAATGAGTTAACTGATTTCACACCAGAATTAGACTGGGAAACCTTACGAGCTAGTATGAAACAATATGGAGTTAGAAATGCCACACAAATGGCTATCGCACCAGTTGAATCCAGTTCTGTTGTTATCAATAGCACAAATGGAATTGAAATGCCAATGCAGTTAATTCAAACCAAAGAATCAAAAGCTGCATCATTAACGCAAGTAGTTCCAGAATACCATAAACTGAAAAATAAATATCAGTTACTATGGGACCAGACTGATTGCATAGGTTACTTAAAAACTGCATCTGTTTTAGCAGCATATGTCGATCAAGCAATCTCAGTGAATACTTTTTATTCGCCTAAACACTTTCCAGATAGAAAAGTACCAGGAACATTAATTGCGAAAAATTTGATGTTAGGACATAAATGGGGACTAAAAACCTTTTATTACTCACTTATAGATAAAGCTGGTTCAAAAGCAGAAGATGAAGTTGATTTACCAAGCGGTATTGATGAAGGTGAAGCAGATTGCGAATCTTGCAAATTATAATGGAGAATAATATGATTCACATTTTAAAAGAAGGAAATAAACTACATAATGGATTTAATTTTTATCCGTTGTCTGATACAAGAAGTTTTGGATTTAAAGTTAGATATGGAAAGAAGATCCCAATGACCGAATTAGGTTCTAAATTATTTGTTTTTAGATTTAGTAAATTAAATAAAAAATGGATTGTTAAATTTGAAGACCATAGTTCAGTAACCGGCTATATGGCTACAAATGGTGGGAATATTTTTAATGAAGGGTTGCAAGCTTATATCGATGAACAAAATACCTGATATAGAACATCTAAAACAAAAATTAGAAACAGAAACCGATCCTCTAGTAAAATGGAGGATTGAAAAACAAATCGAATTACTAGAAGATGCATTAGTAATTTATCACGAAAGAAGATTACCAGACGAATAAGGACAAGGAATGTCAGAACAACAATATAACTTAAAAACACAAACAGATTATTTAAATCGTAAAATGTTCCTTGACCCAGCAGGGCCAGTAACTATTCAACGGTTTGAAGAAGTCCGATATCCCAAAATTCAAAAATTTGAACAAACTGCTCGTGGTTTCTTTTGGGTACCAGAAGAAATTTCATTGAGTAAAGATGCCAATGATTTCAAAGATGCAAGTGATGCTGTTAAACATATTTTCACTAGCAATGTATTAAGACAAACTGCATTAGACAGTTTACAGGGACGTGGGCCAACCCAAGTGTTCACACCAGTATGCTCGGTTCCAGAAGTCGAAGCATTAATGTATAATTGGGGGTTTTTTGAAACAAACATTCATAGCCGCAGTTATAGCCATATTATTAGAAATATTTACAATGTGCCAAAAGAAGTATTCAATACCATTCATGACACAAAAGAAATTATCGACATGGCATCTAGTGTTGGTAAATATTATGACAAACTTCACAAATATAACTGCCTAGCAGAAGTAAAAGATACTGTTAACTTCCTCTACAACGAAGAAGCACATATAGATCACATTTGGTTGGCTTTACATGCTAGTTATGCATTAGAAGCTTTCCGATTTATGGTATCATTTGCTACTAGTTTAGCCATGGTAGAGAATAAACTATTCATCGGAAATGGTAATATAATTTCATTAATTTTACAAGATGAATTATTACACAAAGACTGGACTGCTTATATTATTAATCAATTAGTTAAAGATGATCCAAGATTTGCAGCAGCTAAAGTACGGTTAGAACGTGAAGTATATGGTATCTACGAATCAGTGATCAGAGAAGAAAAATCTTGGGCAGATTACTTGTTTATGAAAGGACCAGTGATCGGGTTAAATGCCAATATCTTAAAAGATTTTGTCGATTACACAGCAGTTGGTTCATTAAAAGAAATTGGTATTAAGTACCAAGGAACTGCACCAAAAACCACTCCAATACCATGGTTTACACGTCATACTGATCCTAGTAAAAAACAAACCGCTTTACAAGAAAGCGAATCGATTAGTTATGTAATTGGTGTGATGAGCAGCGAATTAAATTATGATGAACTACCAAACATTTGAGGTATATTATGAGTTATTTGTTAAAAAAAGCAAAAGAAAAAGTTAAAAAGTTAGAAGAAGAGTTAAAAGGTGCTGATATCAGTGATGCTTGGAAAGAATCCCTTGAAGAACAGTTAATAAAAGCAAAAGCTGAAGTTGAAAAATTCAAATCATTAGAACTACAAAATTTAGAGCAAATTGCATCAGAAATGAAAGTAATCAAAGGACACATAAAAGCAGTAGATGATAAGTATGAGTGTCGCACAGTTAAATTTATGTTTGCAGTAGCTGATTTTTTTGATAAACCTAGATCTATTTCAAAATCATTAGCGAAAAACATACGTGAATATACAATCACCAAAATTAATGCACCCGTCTGTAGTATAGTAGGTAGTCCTAAACCAGAATTGCCGCCAATGCCACAGCATGGTGGTATTCCAGAAAATACAGTGTATCTAGAACAACGACGAAAAGATCGCGAAGAAATGGTGAAGTTCAGGAATATTTCTGTTAATTATTTGGAGGCTAAACCATCCAAATTAGACCGAATTAAAGCAAAAGTAAATGCGTTCAAAAACGCATAATAGATTTGACAACGTGTGAAGTATGATGTATAATAGTACTTCACACAACACAAATATAAGGAAATAAAAATGGCACAAGTTCAAGAAGAAGTAGTAGTAATTAAATTAAGCAAATTGGTAAAAAATGATGATGCGTTAAAAGAATCGCTAATTGGAGAAGAGTTTGAATCAACTGTTGAATCAATTGTTCAAGAATTAGTCGGTAGTAATGTTATTGTAGAAGTAGAGAGAGCATAAAATGTCAGATCAAGTTCCAGCAGATTATGTGGTCAATGCTGAAGGATTTTTAACAAAGCCATATTCAAAAAATGTAGCAATTGTTTGGTCAAAGGATCAATGCACATTCTGTGATCAAGCAAAAGCATTATTACGAATGAAAGGTTATGAATATGAAGAACGTAACATTTCAGGTGATAGATGGACTCGTGAAGATTTGCTCGAAGCCGTTCCCACCGCACGAGCCGTTCCACAAATTTTCGTCGATGGCAATTATATCGGCGGGTTCACAGAATTAAGACAATATTTACAGGAAGCAGTATGATTATAGATAAAGGCGTTTCACCTGGTGAAGTAGTCACCGTAAAATTAACCTCCGGCGAGGAATTGATTGCATCATTAGTTGAAGAACGTAATGATTTCATCAAAGTTTCAAAACCAAAAGTATTAGCAAGTGGTCATAATGGAATTGGCATGGTCCCATATTTATTCACAGTAGATCCCGATAGGGATATCAAGTTGGCTAGATCAACTATCGTTGTTCTTGAACCTTCTGATAAAGAATCAGCTTCTCAATATACCAAATCAACAACTGGTATCATCGTTTAATCACAAGCACCTGCTAATACCTAATTCAGAAATAATGTACTCAATATTTCTGATAAATAAGTCATGGGTTATAAAATATTAGCAGGTGCACCTTTCGACAAAAACAATCTTTTCACCACATCTGGATTGGATGCTGGTCCAATAAAAGTACTATATGAATCTGCCATAGTTCAAAGTATGGATGGAGGCGATTTTACTCAAGGACTACCAACAGAAATTTTACATGATGGGGGTGAAATCCCGCTCGCCGGAACTGCATCCTACTATCCATCTAAAATTTATGGCCCTGAAGATATAGTGACGGTATTCTATGACAACTAATTCTAAAGGAAGCATTTTACTCAGACGTGGTCCAACTACTGATAGACTAGCATTTTGCCCATTGGCAGGCGAAATAATCTATGATACCACATTAAAACAAATATTCGTTGGCGATGGCGCTACTTATGGTGGGTTACCAGTTGGCTCTGGTAGTGGATCAGGTGGTGGATCTGGATCTGGGGGAGCTAGCGGTGCTAGCGGTGCTAGTGGTGCATCTGGGTCAACTGGGTCTAATGAGCTAACACCTGAAAATATTCTAGCACTATTATCGGGCAAGATAACCGAAACACATTTGTATAAAGATTTACATGATCGAATTAATTTAATTGATGGCGATTATACATTAGCAAATAGTGTTGCATCTCGCATAAAAATAGTAGCAGATAATGTCACCTCACTGGTTAATACATATGCCACATTATCTGATTCATTACTTGAAGAATCACAAACTCGCGCAACTGAAATATTAAATGAAGCAACTAATAGAAGAGCAGCGATTGATGCAGAAAAATTAATTAGACAAAACAGCTATGAATCATTAGCGTCTGATATAACAACCATACATTCATCCCTTGCTGGCAATGCTAGTGCTATTGAACAAGAATCAATATCAAGAACTACCGCGACTACTGCATTAGCTTCTGATATTACAACAGTCGCAACAAGATTAAACAATTTCAATAATTCTGGGTTTACCGCCGAAGCATTTGTATCTAATGAAAGTACTGCCCGAATAGCAGGAGATACCGCAATTGCGAGTGATTTATCAACATTGGGGGTGAATGTTGGGAATATGTCATCATCAATAGTTAATCTTTCACAAGTAACCCAAGCACAAGCCACAGAATTGTCTCAACTGTTGGCCAGGGTTGGTACAAATGAATCTGCAATTACTGATGTTAGTACTACCACTGCAGCACAAGCGCAAACATTAAATAATTTATTAACAAGAACAACTAACGCTGAATCTAGTATATCAAGTCTTAATACTACAGTAGCCGAACAAGCACAGACATTTACAAGTCTGTTATCAAGAACTGCTAACGCTGAATCTAGTATATCAAGTCTTAATACTGCTTCTGCAACCCAAGCTGAATCCCTTGGACAAATGCTGACCAAAGTTGATAACATGCAATCAGCTATTACGTCCATTAATACCACTACTGCAAATTATTCTAGCACACTCAATCAACTAGTAACAACATCAGAATCCAATAGTTCACAGATTACTACTCTTGCGTTAACTAATGCAGATATGGCAGATTTAGTCACACAGATTAGTTCCAGATTGAATGGTGTTGATAACACCGATGCAACTATTGAGCAAAAGTTCACTACCGTTTCCGAAGACATTAGTAGTTTATATGCACAATATACATTAAAAGTTGATGTTAATGGTAGGATTTCTGGGTTTGGATTGGCATCATCTGCAACAGAATCGGCGTTTGGTGTTAATGCCGACACATTTTGGATTTCGGCACCGACTACATTTTCATCACCAACCACTCCAGTATCACCTAACAACGGCGATACTTGGTTCAATTCGACTACCAAACATACCTATTTATATAATGGCATTTCGTGGGATTTATTCAACCCAATCGTACCATTCGTTGTACAAACCACACCAACTACCATTAATGGTGTGTTAATTGATCCTGGTATTTACATGGATAGTGCGTATATCCAGAATGCTTCAATAACTAATGCTCATATTGGCGAATATATCCAATCTGAAAACTATTCTGATAGTGGAACATTTTCAGGTTGGCGTATTGATAAAAGCGGTACTGCTATCTTTAATTCTATTATTATTAAAGATAGTGATGGTAATGTAACAATGGCAAGCGGTGGTGCCGCATGGGATTATATATATGGCACTGGTAAACCACAAAGTAATGCCACCAGAAATGTATATGTTGGCTTCTGGGAACCATCACATAATTATTCAGTTGGGGATATTGTCACCGACAATGCTGGTTATAGTTGGATATGTACGGCTAATCATAATTCAAACCTATCCAATCATATTTTACCTATATTACCGGCGCAATCTAATTCATTTTGGACTACATCTGGCTCTAAATCACTGGATGCTATTAGTGTAATAAATCCTAATCAATCTCACACACTATCAGCTTATTCAGATGGTACAGTACCAACTGAATCTTATATTGATTCTGGAACATCACTAACAGTTTTTGAAGGGACCATTAAGTTAGAATACGACGGAACTGGTACCACCGCTGGCACATGGCGGGTTGAAACAATATCAACAAACATAACAGTTGGTAGTTTAATTGATTCTGGTGATTATGTCACGGTTGGGTATCATTCTGGCATGGCTGCTAATATTAATAGTGCATCAATAACATATACTATTATTGGTAAACGAATGAATGGGGACGATTTTTCAATCATCACCAATCAATCATTTAGTAAATCAAAGGCTGGCACAACTGCAGTTATTCCTCCATCATATTCCATAGAAACCGATGCCGCCGTTATTGTCAAAAGTGCAGCAGATGCAGTTAGTGAAGGTAACTACACGCCAATTACCATTTACGGAAAAATGACGGATAATGCTGCATATACAACATCATATTACGGATGGATTACAGTTACTCCAAATAATGGGGTTGAAGCAACCACTGCAATTGATGTATCAACATCGCCCTATGTCTTAACGTTACCAAGTAATTCGAATGCATCCAGTGTTACTGTAAAATTGTACAATCAAAGTGTTATATCCGGGGCGGTTTTATTAGATTCACAGACTATTAATGTAGTATTTAATGGCAAAAATGGCGAGGCTTATTTGTTGATTATTGAATCAACAAATGGCACAGAATTTCGGGTTGGTCAATCAAAAACATCAACGTTAAAAGCACATTTATTTTTAAATGGCGTTGATGTAACAGAAATTACTCCTGCTAGTTGGTTTAGATGGCGGCGTGTTTCAGTTATTCCAAAAGAAATTCCAAATGATGATGAAACTTGGAATGCCGCATATAATAGCGGATACAAGCAAATTTTCATAAATATAGATGACGTAAATTCACAAGCAAGTTTTTTCTGTGACATTGTGAATCCAACCTAAATAAAAATAGAGGACATATATACATGGCAACATTAGTTTCAACTGGTCAAATTACCATTGTAGATAATAACGATGCACGTTCTATCGCTGCATACTTATCTTCAAGTGGTGGGACTCAACAAATTTTTACAAAAGATGAAAGTACACTTTCATTTACTCCAAACTATTCTTCTTCTGCACTTACGATTACTCCAGTAATTAGTATTTCTGGATTAACTACAGCAGAAGTATGGGCTGCATTAACCAATAAACAATTTGCACTTACTCAAGGTGGTGCCGCATTAACTACTGCTTCGACCTCAACCAGTTTTGTTAATAATTCATATGTTGTCGTTAATGCCCCATTTACAATCACACCCGGTGCAGCCGGTGCTACCACTTCATCCACTTTTGTACTCGGTGCTAATTTACTAGATACCGTTGGCACATTTACTGTGTTTTTCGATGCAGATTACTATGATGCACGTACCACATTAACTACACATATCACATGCAGTATCACATTGAATACAGTGAAAACTGGTACTAATGCTGTTTATATTATGACACGTGGATCCAATAGTATTGAAAAATCAACAACCTCATCTAAATCAAATACTGCCATTTCGGTTGACCTTATTCGCGCAGGTGGGGTGGTTGATACATCTGGGATTACTTATAAGTGGTACGAAAATAACGGTGGTACCTTGATTGATGCTACACTAGCTAACGTTGGCACAGAATATGGCTTTAAAACAGTTGCATCACCTACCATTCCTACTGGATCTTTAGCGGAGTTAAACGTAAATATCCCAGCTGCTGGTGCATCTACAACCTATAATACGTTAGTAATTAATGAAAATGCAGTTACTAAAATTGGTATATATCGAGTTGATGTCACTGACTCTGATTCTAAAACTTATTCAACTTATTTTACAATTTATGATGTATCTGATCCGTATACCTGTACTATCAATTCTGATTCAGGTGACAAATTACAGAATGGTAAAGGCAGCACCAATTTAACACCATCAGTTTGGTATGGCGATTCTGCTGTAACATTAACTGGATGGTCTTTTACTTGGTATTTTTGGGATAAAAATGGTAAACGTGGCGCTTTTATTGATACTAGCAAAATATCAACCGCAGGTGGTGCACCAATCACCGGTGTTGCAACACCAGGCAACTCTGCTGTAATTAGCTATTCTGGTACATCTTATGCTTTTGCAGCTGGTGATATTATTAAATGTGTAGCAGCAGATGGTAGTGCTTATTTTTATGAAGTTGCATCTAGTACCACTAATGCCGTCACTATCAGAACCCCATCTACAAATTCATCATGGTTAAGTTTCACTAATTTCCCAGCGCCTTCATCTACTACAACATTTAGTGGTGGTAAATTATACGGCTGTGTCACAGGTGGTACTAGAACAACTTCCGCAGGTGCTTCGATAACTTTGTCAGGTGACGAAGTAGATTTCAAATCCAGAATCACCGTGGATGCAAACAGACCATAAGGATATACATGGCAACAAAAGTTTCAAGTGGCGAAATTACAATAGTTGATGTCAATGATGGTGGCAGTTTTTATACTGCCACAGTTTATGCTCAACAAGTTGGTCAACCAGACACACCATCAGGGGGTTCTTATAATTTTAGCACACAAGTGTTAACCGTACCAACTGATCCAAATCCAGCAACTAACCCATCCACCGGTGCTACAATCTGGTCAGCGTCAATTCCAACATCTACCACTACGCCAACATGGGCTGCAACTTATACATTTAGTATAATACCACCCAATACATCTAGTACTGGTGGAACATGGGGGACACCGGTATTGTTTGTTGTTAATGGCACTAATGGAACGAATGGCACTAATGGGATTTCAGCGATATTATCAAACGAATCATTTACATTTCCAGCAACCTCTACCGGAGTAGTAGGTTCGTACACTGGGTCTGGTACTAATGTTTATGTGTACGAAGGCGCAACCCAATTATCATATGACGGGGTTGGCACCTCTGCTGGAACATGGACTGTTACATCCACTGCTACTAATATAACAAGAGGATCTTTAACTGATTCTGGTACTTATTTAACAGTAGGTGATCATTCAGGCGTGGCTAATAATATTGATACCTCTAGTATTACATATACCATAACTGGCAAATCTGCTAGTAATACTGCCTTTACAATTGTCAAATCACAAACATTTAGTAAATCTAAAGCAGGCACGGATGGCCAATCTGGATTAGGCTCTACTGTTTCTATCACATCTAACCGTGAAGTTTCATTTACTGCAACCGATGGCACAATAGATGCTGGACAGGCTGATATTATTTTCACAGCAAATATTATCAATATGACTAGCCCAATTTATTCTTGGACATTTTCTGGATTTCAAACTGCACCTTCTAATAGTGGCACATCATCACAAACGATATCTGCTACACATTTTGGAACTTCAAAATCAGCAAAAGTCACTGTTACGGTAACTTATAATAGTCAAACCTACACGGATGATTATACAATAGTTAGATTAGAAAAATCATCTGCGGCGGCTGGTGCAACTGTCGGTGCCACTTGGGGCACTAACATCTCAGGACAACCCAGTAATGATTTGATGTTCAATAACCTTCAAACAGATACTTGGATTGTTGGTCAAACTCCTCCTTGGCTTTTTATTGGAGCTGCTACAGAAAATTCCATAGAGTATGACACAAATCAAACAGGCACTCGTGTTCCTGTCTGGAAATGTACATCTAACGGTGACAATGCTGCTGACGGTGGCTGGAATGCTGATGCAAATGCCGGTAAAAATTGGTTTAAAGTCGATAAAAATAAATCATATAGATTTGCGGTTCCCGTCAAAATAACAAGTGGCACTACTGGTTCATATTATTGGGGTATTGGTGGAGATACAGTTTGTGCTTTAAACACAAGTAATAAAGATAGTAATCCTTATTTTGTTTATGGGCAACGCGTTGGTCTCGTGGCAAATCGTTGGTATTTGTTGGTTGGTTATGTGTTTCCGGCTGGAAGTACGGGGAACACCAATGCTGGTTCAGGTATATTCGATTTGACCACAGGTGAACTGATCGCTGAAAGATGGAATTATTGTTGGGCAAGTGATGTTGAATACACAGGCACTCGTGCTTATCAGTTTTACTGTGGAACTGCAGGAGAAACACAAGTATTTGGTTATCCTGTTGTTGAAGTTGTGGATGGCACAGAAAGTAAATTGTTTGACAATCTTGGTTATTCTGCGTTACTAAATGCACAGCAAAAATGGTCTGATGTACAAAATAATGATGGTAAAAGACCTGCTGATTATGCGGATGTAACTAACTACAATGACACAAGAGTTTCAAATGTTATTGAAGAAAATAGTACTTTGTTTGTTGCTCGTCCTATCGGGGCTAGTTATAATTCAAATCAAGGTGCTGTCACGGGCATGATCAGAATTATATTGCCGCAAGGTTTCACTGATACTATGATGAAATTCACGGTGAATGTCTATACCTATAGTTCTGATAAATCATTTAGTTTAAATTTAGCAGGCTATAACTATCAAGATAATGGTACTTGGTACAACACAGAAGCCAATTTAATAGGTTCAACTGCAGCAGATAATCGCGTCCGCTTTGGCTATGATTCCACACTGGGTAAATGTTGTATTTATATCGGTGAACCTACCAGCTCTTGGAGTTATCCAAAAGTAATGGTTAAAGACTTTATTGCTGGGTATTCAAACTTTGCACGAAGCGTATGGGAAACAGGTTGGGTGATTGATATTGTTACTTCTACACCGCAACTTGTAACTCAAGATTACGCTGATGCTTTGATTGATGCTGCTAGTATTAGAAACCAAGGATCATTGGCCACAAAATCTAATGTTGATTATTCCTCTGAGATAACAAATTTACCTGGGTTAGGTGTTAATAGATTAGTCAATACTGATTTCAAAGGCATTACAGGTTGGTTTCAAGGTTGGAATCCGGGAGGTGCAAATATAGTCAATTTCAATGATTCTACTACTATTTGGGGGGTTGATGCGTATTGGAGACCGAAAGGCGGCAATGCTCTTGCTATAGAACAAGATGGTATAGGTTCAAACGATATAGCAATTGATATTTATAATGGTGGTACTTGGGGCACTAATGACCAACGCATAGCAGTTAAGCCTAATACCAAATATGAATTTTCAGCCAGGATTGCTGCACACAGATGTATCGGCATCGAAATGTATGTAGCTGTATATAATTCAAACGGGGATAATATAAGTAATTGGTCACTACCTTATAGTTCTTGGTATGTACCAGCTACGGGTGGTACGGACTTAAGTAATTATACACAATACTCAATCTTCTTTATATCAGACCCAACCGCAGCTTATGTACAACCCTATTTCAGAAAAGGTAATACCCAAGCTGGTCAAGCTGACAGTTGGATGTGGATAACACAACCTTATTTCGGCGAAGCTGCTCCAAGTCAGACCACAGCAAGTGCCTATGTACCAGGAGCTCCAGCAGGTGCTTTTGCAAACTTAAATCAAATCAATTCCACTAATGTAATCACTTATATTGCTAATGCTGCTATTAATTCTGCGCAGATAGAGAATGCAGCCATCACACAAGCCAAGATAGGAGATGCTGCTATCGGTAATGCACAAATAGATAGAGCTTCTGTTAATAAACTTAAAGTAGTAACTGCCGATATTGTTGATGCTAGTGTAGAAACATTGAAGATTGCGGGTAATGCAGTTACTGTGCCAATGAACGCTTATACAATATCATCGATTGGTCTGGTTAAAGGAATTTGGACAACAGTGCAGACACTTACCATACCAGTGTTGAGCACTACAGAAACTACATCTTTAATTATACCTTTTGGTTTATGTTACACCGTAGATTATGGGCCGTTTATTGTTAGATTGTTAAGTGGAGACATTGTTTTATATGAGGCTTGGTGGCTTAATGGTTATAGCTTTGCTGGGGGGCTGCAAGGAAATGCAAATATAAATTATACGCTGCCAGCTAACACCTCTAAAACACTTACATTATCAGTTTTAACGAATGGAGATTATAATGGTAATGCAGATAATAGGTATATAAGCTGCCTTGGAGCAAGAAGATAATGCAAGCAATTTATTACAATCAAAATGGCCAAATATTGCGCCAAGTAGATGCACCAGAAGAATATCTCATTCTTCAAAAACAAGAAGGAGAGTTTATACTCTTTGGGGAAGCTAATGATGCGACTCAATATATAGACGTTGAAACCGCAGAAATCCGAGATATACCACCAAAACTCAACGATTACAGCGAATTCAACTGGCAAACAAAACAATGGGAAGATGACCCTGCGACTGCTAAACGCCAGGTATTGAGTAAGAGGCAGCAATTACTATCAATGAGTGACTGGACAGACACGGTATCAGCATCTACAAGATTAGAAAACTACAACGAGTGGCAAACATACCGTCAAGCACTTCGAGATATTACCTTGCAAGAAAAATACCCATTTGAAATTATCTGGCCGGAGAAACCAGCATGACCGGTATTGTAAGAAAAAATGTCGATAATCACAATGGCCATTCTGGGCACCCAGGGCCTTATCATAAAACATTCTATAACACTGGTAGTCCTAATGTTTTTGTGAATAATGAATCCGCAGTTAGAGTAGGTGATTCACTCACATGCGGCGACCAAGCTAAAGATGGGAGCAGTAATGTATTCATTAATAACAAACCAGTGCATAGACAAAATGACCAGACAACCGGACACGGTACGTGGGATCCGTCATTTGCATTAACTGGCAGTCCCAATGTATTTGCAAATTAATTTTTTCTATTGACAGAATTGATTTACATTGATATAATTGTTTTTTCAATTTTTTAGGATCAAACAATGTCCAAATTAGCATCATTACCAGTAGTGTTCGTAACACCAATCAATCTTAACAAGGGTAAAACAGCTGGTATTCAATACACAGATAATGAGTTTAGATTAGAAAGCGAAAAACGGTCTGAAAAAATCAACGAGCTATTTACCCACATCGAGACCAATGTTAATGAGAACTCTTCAATTTTGTTATACAAAGAAGATGTGAAACGGTTGGCTGACCAATTATCAGGTAGATCAAAATCATCAAAAGAAATCTTTGATTCTATTAAACAACGTTTAAGAGCTAACTATCATGTTCTCAAATTAACGTTTGACCCAAGAACATTGCAGTTTAACGGCGTGAAAACTGCATTCATTGTACATAAAGTATCATAAAATTACGCAGGCATATATGGTAAATACTATACCATATGGAAAGTGTATGAAACTTTTAATAAAAACACCATTTGAACTCGATGTAGAATTAGTTGACATGATGCCCAAATACTTGAAATTTAATAGTAATTGGGTATCTATTCAAACAATAGATATCGCCGATGATGAGATGACGGTACTTATATCCATGTTAAAATTCAGTTCTAATAACTTCAAATCTAATCAACTTATTAAACTGGATGATTTAACATTAATTTGGGGTTGACATCCATTTGCATTAATAGTACAATGTCTTTTCAGTTAACGCTAAATACATAGTAACAAAATTAAGTTTCTAACGAAATAAGATAGTTGGGTTGAATTAAGATGTATCAACCCCGCGAGTCTTGGCCAATAAGAAACCCGAAAGTCGGGAAGCCATACTCGCCAAAGGCATAATATGTGACAGATATTATGGCTGATGGAGAAAACGCCAGTGACACAGGGTTTAAATCCTTGGCAGTTATCTCCCTTAATGTAATGTATCGCTATTGTAGGATACACCAAGTGAAAGGAGAAAAAATGAAATATTCACTTTTATCACTAATCTTAATGATTAGTTTAGTTTCGTTTGCGGTAGAAGCAAAAGGGCATGTTGCTCACCATTCTACTGCTAAAAAAGTTAGTCACACAAATGTGAAAAAAGCTGTGAAAAAGACAGCAATCAAGAATAAGAAAGAACCTATTAAAAAACCTGCTAAAAACGTTGGATTAGCATCTTTCTATGGAAGAAAATTCCATGGCAGACCAACTGCATCCGGGGAGATTTTTAATCAATATGCAATGACAGCAGCACATCGATCATACCCATTGCAAAGTAAAGTAAAGGTAACTAACCTGAAAAATAAAAAATCAGTTGTTGTTAGGATAAATGATAGAGGCCCATGGGTCAAGAATAGAATTATGGATTTATCAAAAAGTGCTGCAGTTGCACTAAATATCAGCGGAGTTGAAAAAGTTTCATTAAACTTACTGAATTAGCTTTGGTATTATAAATAATATGAATACATCACTAGAAAATATTTTCTAGTGATTATTTTCTTATATTAGAAGGTAAAATGAATTTAGGTAAAATTACAATAATTACCCCACCAGATAAAATTTTCAATCTTAACGTAAGCTACTTGTTGGTCAGTCCATCTATGCACGTTAAACAGCAATTCCAATCGATCCTGAGCAAAAGTATCGATGATTTAAACGTGTTTATTTATGAACACGATGAATCAGATATTGATTGGTTATTGAGTGTATCACATATGGTTGATGTCGTAATCATAGATGTAGATACATGTAATCAATTAACCAGATCGTTTGTATCTTTCCTGTTAGCACAACCTAATGTATTTTATATTACATCGGATGAATTAACACCATATAATTTAATTTCAAAAAACAGGATTTACAATTTGGATTGGGTAGCTGAAGAATTAAACAATGACATCAATGAAGGAGAAGATGACGATTATGATGATCAACAGGAAGACTAGAACAGGTGTTGTTATCAAAGAAACCGATAATATCAACCAGGCTCTTCGTAAATTTAAAAAGAAAGTAGAAGAATCAGGCAAATTAGAAGACCTACGTGCCAAAGAATATTATGAGAAACCAACAACCGAACGCAAACGGGCTAAAGGCGCAGCAAAGGCACGATTAAAGAAAAAACTTCAAAAAGAAGCATTACCTAAAAAAAGATAACAAAAGGGGGAATTAAATTCCCCCTTTTTTAGTTGACAGAATAAATTTTATGTTATAAAATAGGCTCATCGGATATGGATTCCGATATATGGAAATTATAAGGCACACGGAAGAGGCAATGAAAAAACTAAAAATTAAACAACAAGCATTATCCACAGGTCTGAAAAGACTATGGACTTATGCACTAATAATCAAACTTGATGATGAAACTTTCGTTAAATACGGCGATCATCGTGGATTCACACGCAAAGAAGTTATAAAATACGCACTAGACGTGTCAGTTGGGAAATTCAGAGGACCATTAACTGAAGAAAAAAACTTATTAGGTGTATGGGATATGACTGATCACGCTATTTCAGTTGATCCATGCTATGATCCAAACATTCAAGATGGCGACGTTAATTGCAGAAAAGGTTATGATAACGAAATTCGTGACTTAATGCCAATCAAGAAAAAGTATTACATTAATGACATGGAAGGAAGAAGTTTAGAACTTCATCCAGTACCAGAATCATATATTACTTCAAACCCAAATTGGAGGACTGATATTGTCATAGAGTGGAATATTGCACATGAAATGATCAAAAATGGTTCATATACACCAGTCTTAAAAACGTATGATGCTCGTGATTATTTGGTAGATAGTTTCAACAAAATAATCAATACCGACAAGCATCTGTTAGCTGCGGCAACAGGGGCTGGAAAGGAAACATCAACGCTGGCGTTGTTGATTCAAATTCACAAGATTAAAAATTTCACAAATGATAAAGTGAATGTTGCTGTTGCTACAATTCCTAGTACTATAAGTGAATTACTCAACGAATTAGCATCAGTATCAGGCATCAACGTAGGTGATTATGGATTTGTTGACTTTTCGACAATAAAAATTTACATAACTCGCCAATGGTATGATTCATATATCAATAATTGCAATTATGCAACTAGACAAATGGTTAGAGCCAACGCAGTGATTATCGATAAAATAACTGATATCCCAATGTATCATGACGACGGTATTGTTCCAGTATTATTTGGAAGTTACCACGATATTGCAAAAAAATCAGGCAATTTGTTAAATTCTAGATACGCAGGACTTTCTGATCGGATTGGCACTTTTAGCATAGGTGAGGCACACCAAATGTTAAGTAACTCCAACAATGTGATGTGGCAACAATTAAATAGTGCTTTCCCAGAATGTTTCAAATTGTTTGTAACAGGTACCCCATATGACTTCATTTATGGAAAAACAGCTGCTGAACATTTCACAAGGTCTGAATATTCATTGTTCACACGGAATGACCTGTATAAAGACAAACGAACAAATCCTAATAGTGATTTCATGAATTATCCAGATTTCAATTTTTATGGGATCGATGTAAAAGAAATTACCGCCCGTCTTAAAACTGATGATAACTGGCAATCTGATAGTGAAGGTTTCACCTGGCAGAAATTATTTTCTTTCCATGCAAAAACCAACAAGTTCAAGTATGAAAAAACAATTCTGTGGCTATTTACTAGAATGTTTGGCAGTAGTGCATTTGATGAAAATGGTGATCGCTTAAGTATCTTCAATGCACCAGAATTATGTGAAAAAGCCAAACAACATATCATGGTAGCATTACCAACTGGTAGTAAATCAGCTAGTGCAAAAGTATACATAAGTGCATTAAAATCACTTTTAATACATCATGGTGTATTCCAAGGTATGATCTTTGATGCGTATGAGGATAACTTGGGACAACGAAAAAATGACATCGCAGAGTCAGTAGGTAGCACATTAACATTGACATGTATTAGAGATTGCACTGGCGCTAATATCCCAGAGTTGGGCACTTTTGTATTTCTTCGCAACCTTGGCGATAGCATAAAATTCTTTGAACAAGCAACTGGCCGGGTTGGAAGAGTAAGTGATGGTAAAACTAACTGTGGTGTATTTATTGGTGATTTAGAAGCATCAATGGCTATTATGGTTAATATTGAAGAAAAACTATCCATAGACCGTGATAAAGAACGAAGTACTCGCCAAATCATTGACGAGATAATCGCAAATTATAACTATTTCACTGCCAGAAATGGTGAATGGGTTGCAATTGACATCCCTAATTTTTCTGAAATTATTGAACAATGTAGTGCAAAAGGTGAGTATGGTGTTAATCAATGTATTAAAATTACCGATGCACCTGTAGATTTTGAATATAAATTTCATAATGCAGTATCAGCGGAGGGTCAAGTTGAGCAGTTAGTGGATAATGGAAACCCAGATGCAAAGAATAAGCAACGAGAAACTGTATGTATTCAACAAGGAATTCCATTTGATTCACCTAATGATCGAAAACTTAATTGGAACAATATGAAGTTAAAATTTGTTGCAAAATGTCGTCTTTTTGCATTTATCCATAATACCCAAACAGTAAAAGAATGTGTAGATTTAGTTGAAGAAGCATTACAGTCTAATAATCATCAAATCTTGAAATTTGTTGGGAAAGGCGTTGAGTATTTCCCAATTGTGATGTCAGATAATTCAGAAATTGATATTGCATATACCAATAGATGGATTCAGAAATTAAATGATAGCAAACATGATAGTGAAAAACTTCTAGAATTATTTGAAGATCCAATACATAGATCAGAAATTAGTTTTATAGCCGAATCAAACGATTTAATCAGAGAAGTTATAACTAATACACTTTCCAAATTGATTGCTAATGGGCTGTCACTAAATGAGCTATCATTTTATGACCCATGTGCTGGAAGAGGCGGGTTTTTACTAGAATTATTCAAAATTGCAAAGGAATTTGGGCAAGATATCGATCCAACCAAAGTGTTTTACAATGATATCGATGGTGAGTGGCATGAATTTTTCTGTGTTATGAATCAAAAGTTGAGTTTAAATATTCCAGAAAAAAATATCACTAACTATGATTTTCTCAATGCCCCAACTATAGAACAGGTCAATGTAATTCTAACTAACCCACCATTCAACGCAGATGATACAAGCAGAGATGGCTATAAACACCGAGGCCAAGGTGATAATCTTGCAAAAAAATGCACACAATTGGCATTAACTATCGCAGATACCTTTGTTGTATCTATTATGCCATATGGTGGGAAAACCTATTCTAGTAAATCCAAAAAAGAGTATATTGAAAAAGGATTATATGAAATAGATTCATGTAAAGAATACTTCACAAATATATCCTCTAATCCATGTGCATTTTATTTTGATAGATCAACTACCGTTTCAGACGTTAATGATAAATTTTATAATCATTCATATGAAGTACCAGCCAATAATATTGGTTCGATTATGAGAGTCCAACCAGGGTCACTTGATAGAAATCAATTTGAATCTGAACTATTAGATAATGGGAAGTACAAAATGGTTGTTACTACCGGGAAAATAAGATACACTAACGATGAAGACCTGATAAACAGAATTAATGATGACACATCCAATTTCTGGCGGGTTGTATTCAATTCAACTGAATCCACAGGAAAACTCGGTAAACTAATAATCGCAGAACCAGGCACTCATTTAAGTGGCAGTGTTAATTGCCTTAAGTTAGATTCTGAGGAGAATGCGCTAGTAATGAAAAATTATCTCGAATCAGATGAAATCATTAAACTAGTGGCGAATGTAAAAACAGTGAATGCAAGCAATAGTAAAAAGTATCTGCAATATATTCCAATGCCGGTATTAAAAATTGCTTGACATTATGAGATTTTTAGTGTATAATTCGCATTATATCCTCAATGTATTACGGTTCAACGTAAAAATACATTGATAGAAATTGTTAAAAATGATAAGATAAAGATAAATAAATCATAATAAACGCCGCATGGGTTTATTATACGGCATACTGCCATTAACAACTCGCTTAATATAGGAGAATACAATATGAAAAAAGTTACAATTGGTATAGATTTAGGTACAGGTGTTTCATGTGTTGCTGTTTTTGAAAACGGTACATATAAAATTATTGAAAACTCAGAAGGTTCCAGAACCACACCAAGTATTGTCACATACGCAGACAATGAAATTCTAGTAGGTGCTGCTGCAAAAAGACAAGCAGTCACCAATCCAACCAACACAATTTATGAAGTAAAACGATTAATCGGTCGTAAGTTCAAAGATCCAGAAGTACAAAACAGCATCAAAACACTACCATATAAAGTAGTTGAAGCGGAAAATGGTGATGCATGGGTTGAAGTAAATGGTGTTCGACTATCACCGCAACAAGTATCAGCAGAGATTCTTCGAAAAATGAAGAAAACTGCAGAAGAATATCTTGGTTACGAAGTCACAAATGCAGTTATAACAGTGCCTGCATATTTTAACGACGCTCAACGAGCCGCAACTAAAGATTCAGGAAGAATTGCAGGTCTCACGGTAGATCGAATTATTAATGAACCTACTGCTGGGTCATTAGCGTTTGGACTTGACAAACAATCAACAATCGACAAAAAAGTATTAATTTGGGACACTGGTTCGGGCACTCATGACATCTCAGTGATTGAAATTGCAAATGTTGATGGCGAGCAACAGTTTGAGGTATTATCCACCAATGGTGATACCCATCTAGGTGGATCAGATTTTGATAACCGTCTTATTGAATTTTTGAATTCAGAATTCAAAAATGAGACAGGTATCAATTTACAAGATGACGTTATTGCACTACAACGGTTGAAAGAAGCAGCTGAAAAAGCTAAAATTGAATTGTCTAGTACTATGCAGACCACGGTCAATCTACCATATATCACCGCAGATGCTTCTGGCCCAAAACATTTAAACGTATCCATTACTAGGGCAAAATTTGAATCATTAATTGATGATTTGATTGAGCGTAGTATTGCACCATGTAAAACTGCGCTTAAAGATGCAAATATGTCAGTTAATGATATCGACGATGTAATTTTAATTGGTGGATCCACTCGAATTCCAAAATTACAAGAAGCGGTTGAAAAATTATTTGGTAAAACACCGCGTAAAGACGTAAATCCAGACGAAGCAGTGGCAGCTGGTGCAGCAATCCAAGGTGCAGTTTTAGCAGGTGATAAAACCGACGTGTTATTACTAGATGTAACACCATTATCGCTTGGTATTGAAACAATGGGTGGTGTGTTTACTAAATTAATTCAAAAAAACACAACAATTCCAACCAAAGCCAGTCAAACATTCTCAACAGCGGATGATAACCAGCCAGCCGTAACTATTAAAGTTGGGCAAGGTGAACGTGATTTATATAGATATAACAAACAGTTGGGTGAATTTAATTTAGATGGGATTCCACCTGCACCACGCGGTATTCCACAAATCGAAGTAACTTTTGATATTGATGCAAATGGTATTATGCACATTTCAGCAGCGGATAAGGGCACTGGTAAGAAGAATAACATCACCATTAAATCGGATTCAGGATTAACCGAGGAAGAAATTCAACGTATGGTGAAAGATGCTGAAGAAAATGCCGATGCAGATAAAAAACAAAAAGAGTTGATTGAAGCACGTAACCAAGCAGAATCACAACGTCACTCTTTGCAAAAAGACTTTGATGAAGTAAAAGATCAATTAACTGATGAAGAAAAATCAGCATTTCAATCAGCTGTCGAAAATCTTGAAAAAGCCAATAGCGGCGATAATGTCGAAGAAATTCAACAATCGATACAAAAATTGTTTGAAGCAGCCACTCCGGTTTTTGCAAAAAAACAAGAAGCTGAACAAGCAAATAATCCGTCAACAACCGAAGGCGGTGATGATTCCATGAATGCGGAATTCAAAGAGGTTTAATCACAAGTGTGATATATGCTCATAACATGCCAAATTGGGTGTTATGAGCTTCTTGCTTAAATAAGGAGACAAGCATGACAACATTAAGACCAATAGACGCATCAGTGTTAGCTAAAACTTTAATTGGCTTTGATAGCCTTTTTAATTCACGTATTAATTTTAACACTAGTAGTTATCCACCGCATAACATCATAAAATATGATGATTTGAACTATGGCATTGAATTAGCTGTATCAGGCTTTACAAAAGACGATATCTCTGTTATGATTGATAGTTCGCATTCAGCAGGGTCAAATATTCTTAAAATCACAGGTACGCACAGTGATAAAGTAGAGTCAGCTGATTGGGAGTATTTACATCGTGGATTAGCATCACGTGATTTTGAACAGACTTATGCATTAGCAGAATTCATGGAAGTTCGAGAAGCAGAAGTAAAAGATGGGTTGCTTAAAATTAAAATTGAGCGTATAATCCCTGAAACGTTACAACCAAGAAAAATCGAAATTAAATAATAATCAGGGGGAGGAAACTCCCCCACCTACCTGGAATTAAATATGTCTACCGATATTAAAATTAAAGAAAATGTTGCAGTCAAAGTTGCCGAACCAAAACGATGGAAAGTTGTTGTGCTTAATGACGACCACACACCTGTTGATTTTGTAATTGCAATGTTGATTGAAATCTTTAATCATACAATCCATTCAGCAACCACTATCACTATGCAAGTTCATGAAAGCGGATCTGGTATTGCTGGTTTTTATGATTTCGAAATAGCAGAAACTAAATCGGTAGAGGCGACCAAAATGGCCCGTGAAAATGGGTTCCCATTACAAATAACTATCGCAGAGGAATAAATGAGTTTAAAAGAGATCACCAAAGATTTGCACACGGAAGCTGAAAAAACATCTTTTGCAAAATTACTATTAACCGGTAAAATTTCACAAGAATTGTATACAAATTATCTATATCAGATGATGGCTGCATACGGACCTGTAGAATTTGGGTGTAAAATATTAGGGTTTTTTGATAACTTACCAGGTATTGAACGTTTACCTGGAATTTACCAAGATTTTATTGAATTGCGTGATATCAATACACATTATGCGTTTTTACCAGAAACGATGGCTTATAATCAATATGTAGTAGATTTATTGAATGATCCGACACGTAGACATTTAATAAAAGCACATTTATATGTTCGTCACACGGGGGATTTATACGGTGGGCAATACATCGCAAAAACAACACCTGGTTCTGGAAAATTCTACCAGTTTGATGACGTAGACGGATTAAGAAATGCAATTAGAGCAGAAATGACAGATGATTTAGGTGATGAGGCTAGAGTTGCGTTTGAATGGGCAATAAAAATCATGAAGGCGTTACATGAATAAACTGCTGGATTCGTTAAATAGCATTCAGCAGTTATTCACACACCAGCTCGATGAATCAGGAAAAATTTCTGCTTCATCAATTGAGCAATTCAATAACCCAGGTTGGTGTAATACCACCTGGGTTTCTGATTTATATAGAAAAGCACATATCAATGTTATTGATACAATGGATACTCGTGGGTTATGGATGATGCATTGCTGCATTTATCCACATTATCATAACCCTGCACCAATTTTTGGGTTTGATGTGTTTGCCGGTAGAAATAAAATAACTGGGTGTTTTCATGATTTTAGCCCAGTCATTAGTAATCACCCATTATCATCTTGGTTTGACGAAGAATCAAATAAATTATCATGGAATAAAAAAAGAGAATTACCAGATTGGGGTAAACGTATTTTCTCAGAATCGATAATTGCCGCTGGTAATATTCAACTAGATTCTGAGATATCTCAAATAGTGTCTACCATTTCATCCACCCTGCTAACATATCTTATATCATTAAAAGATACCAATCACACAGTTCTTGATATTTCAGATAAACATAGGTTTTATATTGAAAATCAACGGCTTAACCCACACAATCCCAAAGTTCTAATGAATTTAGGTCTGACAGAAGATCAAGCATCTATCTATGTAACACAGTGTTTGTTTCCAATAGATTAACTTCTAGTATTATTTTGGCATTCCTTTATTTAAATACGATAAGGGGGTACATTCATGACCAAAGTACTAGGTTTTTCATTATTAATTGTAGCATTATCTGTAAATTCATCCGAATTACAGCACACGTTTAATAGTCCAGCATTTAGTGGCATTGGATTTAGCTCACATGCGTTAACACTAAATCAATTAGAAACGCAAGCATCTGATAAAAATAAAGCTGCTGCGGATGCATTACGTACAAAGATATTATCTGATGCTCAAAATACTCCACAAGCTAAATTTTTAGCAAATTTAGAATCTAGAATTTACTCACAATTAGCTAAACAATTAACTGACTCTATGTTTAGTGAAGGATCAACATGCACCACACCAGGAGCAGTATGCGGAACAATGCCAGATTTAGGCGGCAATAGTGTCACTTGGAGTTTAGGCGCTGGATTGGATCAAGGATTGATTATTATTAATATCACTAATAACTCAAACCCATCTCAATCCACATCAATGAAAGTACCATCTGGGTCATTTTATTTCTAATTATGAACAAAATTATTATTTTATCAATGATATTATTACAAGGGTGTGCTACCAGCAGTGCTATAAACAAATTTATCACAGGTGAACAATTTGACAATCCGATTATCGAGCAAAGTATTTTTTTATTAAAAGATGAAAACAAATTAGATCCACCATCATCTGGATCTATCCCCATCGCAGTTTACGGGTTTACTGATAAAACTGGTCAAAGAAAATCAATGCCAAATATTGCCAGTTTAAGTTCTGCGGTCACGCAAGGTGCTGAGAACTACTTGATTAAAGCATTACAAGATGTGGGTGATGCTAGATGGTTCACAGTGGTTGAACGAGTTGGGTTGGATAACTTGATCAAAGAACGACAGATGATTAGGCAAGCTCGTGAGCAATTCCAAGGTAAAGATGCACAAGCATTACCAGCTATGTTATTCGCAGGGGTTATAGCAGAAGGGGCAATTGTCGGTTATGATTCCAATACGTTGACAGGGGGTGCTGGGGTTCGGATTTTTGGAATCGGAGGCGAAACACAATATCAAAGTGACACAGTTACTGTGAGTCTGCGGACTGTATCAGTTACATCAGGCGAGATTTTAACATCGGTCACCGTAACAAAAACAGTGTTAAGTTATATGGATAAATTTGGTGTATTGAGATTCATTGCCGCCGACACCAAAGCATTAGAAGCAGAAATAGGTGGTAGCATAAACGAAAGTATTAATAGAGCAACTAATAAAGCTATCCAAGCCGCAGTTGTAGATACAGTTCGTGAAGGCGCTCGTAAAGGTCACTGGGCGTTTAAATCAACAATGGAGCAAAGGAAATGAAACTAAAAATAATTAATTATTTAATAGCATCATTAATGGTATCTTTTTCATCATTATTATTAGCAACCGGCACTGCAACTGGTCCCAATAATGTGTTCATGGAACAATTAGGCAATACTAATGTTATTACAATCGAACAGGTAGGCGGCACCAATAATATAGGAGGTATATCTGGAACTATCACAACTGATGCCAATACTAATGTGGTTACAAATGTACCAGATGCACCAAGTGCATCTAATTATGCCACTATCAATGGTGGCAGCAATACACTGTCAATGACACAACACGGGAATAACAACTGGGCACAATATATCATCAGAGGAAGTAACAATCGCTATTCAAATACTGTTACTGGGAATGATAACAATAATAGATTAGTGATCGGTGATACCAATCATACAGATAATCATCATGTTGTTATCACCGAAACTATTACTGGCAATTCAAACTCAGTTATCCAAAATATCATAGGCAATTATATTTCTAGTACTTTAGGAATTACGGGCAATAGTAATCAGGTCACAGAAAATCTTTTAAGTACTAATGGTGTGTCTGATATAAGCATCACGGGAAATAGTAATTTGTTAAACGTCGAGCAAAGTGATGTCGCTGGGGCTATTGGTCACAATTTAAAAGAAGTAATTGTTGGTAATTTTAATGCTATCACCACTCAACAACAAGGAACGAATGACACTACTATTGATATCAAGACATCAGGTGATAATAATATAATCACGGTTAGATCTAGCTCAAGTACAATAGTAAATGCACAAGCCGCTATAGCAAGATAGTTATGCATATAATTCCGGTAATAATTTTGTTATTATCATCACAAGTTGCTTATGCTGGTATAGGGACAGTAACCGATGCCACGAGCAATGGGTGTAAAATTGAAAGAAATAAAAAGAATATTCCTGGGGATAAAGGTGTTATTATAGAAAGTATGGATGTTTATATTACTGGCAGTTGTACCAGCAATATAACATTCAAAGACGATACTAAAGTAAAAGTTACAGAAAATAGTCGGCTTTTAATTGATGATTTTGTTTTCGATCCAAAAGCTAGCGATGCAAGTAAACTAGCATTAAAAGTTGGTATGGGTACAGTAAGATATGCATCAGGTCAAATTGCAAAAAATAACCCACAACAAGTAAATATTAAAACGCCAGCTGCCACAATTGCGGTTAGGGGAACTGATTTCACTATGACAGTTGATGAATCTGGACAAAGTTTAATCGTTTTAGTCCCGAGCTGCAAGGATGAAAAAGATATCAAAAAATACGAATTAGCTGAAAATACCTGCAAAGTAGGGAAAATTGAAGTAGAAACATTGGCTGGAAAAGTAATTCTTGACGAAGCATTTCAAGCTACATTTGTACAAAGTGCAACCATCTCACCAACCCCGGCTACATCAATTAATATAATTGAGTCGAAAATAACCAATAATCTGATTATCGTAAAACCATTAGAAGTACAGAGAGTTATGAAAGAAGTAATGAAATCCCCAAGAGATAAGGAATTAGAAGAAATAGAAGCCGAAGCCGCACGTAGGGTTGCAAATCAAGTTTCAAAAAGCGGCGAGGAAATTGAACAAGCAAGGATTCTAGCAATGATGGCAGCTGCTGGTAAATTAGGGTGTAATGCGGTTACAAGTATATGCGTTGCGTGGGATAAAAATAATGATGATATCAGAGATCGTGGCAAAGGGACAGCTTTTCGAATTGCACCGTTTGAACATTATTCTGAAATAAAAACACAAGGATTTAATTCTAATACTACAATTAATATTATTCAAAATAGTGTATCAGCATCAACCATTATAGGTGATGGTAGCCCAGGTGGAAATATAGTGACTATTACACAAAATACTGGAGTAATACAAATAAAATGAAATATATATTATTGTTTTTGATATCATTTCGTGTATTAGCAGATGGAGTACTCGGCCTCGAATATGTTGCGTATACCGCAGGAGGCGCAACACCTACCAGAACAACCAATAGAACCATTCTATCATCCGGTATAGTCCCATCATTAAATTATAATTGGGGCAGTGGTATAGTCATGGATTCAGGACGCACAGATGGTGTACTAGTTCATTTTACAGGAAACATTTTATGGCCAGGTCCGTCAGGCAATAAAACAATAACTTTCTATAACAGAAGTGATGATGGATTCTATATGTCAATCAATAACACCACTGTTATTAACAATTGGATTGAACAAGGACCAGCAAATTTTAATGGTTCTGGGAGTATTACGCTGACTTCAGGACAAGTGTACACTATAGATGTGTGGTGGTATGAGAATGGAGGGGGTGCAGTTATTCAACTAAATTGGGATGTTGGGTCCGGAATAGTAGTTGTACCTACTAACAATTTAGCTACCTCTCCTAGCTATTTTGTACCACCATTGTGCTGTGGCGGGTCATCATTTCAATTCAATACAAATACGGTAAATGCCGCAAATGTCCAATCATTTATAAACCGAGCAACATCTGATACACAGGTTTATATCGAGCAAATTGGTGATTTAAATACAATAACAATTACTCAATCTGGGTCTAAAAATAATTTTGTTAATTACTATGGTGTTGGATCTAATAATACTGTTAATATTGACGAAACTTTGTCATCAATATCTGGTACGAATTACACAGAATTAATTATTTTAGGCAATAATAACAACGCTTCTATATTACAACTCAGTTCGGGCGGAGATAAGGGAATATTTTCTAAAATTAATGGTGATAATAACTCATTATTATCTCAACAAAAAGATAACGGAAATCATTACCTTGAAATTGAATTGAATGGCAATAATAAAAACGTAGATACATTACAACAAGGATCAGGAAATCATATGGCCAAGATCATAATATCAGGGCAGCCAACTGATCTCAGTCTTTCACAAAGCGGCAATACCAATCAGTCATATTCTATAAATTTCAATTGTGCGACACTAGGAGGATGTGCTAAAATTTCAGTTCAGCAATAATTCTAAATAAATACAGTTTAATATATAGGAAACCCATGTCAGTTTTAATACTAACTAAACACGCAACCCACGATTTTGAAACTCTAAAATTATTAGAGAGTTTTGTGGATAAGAATATAACTGTAAAAGTCTGTAATTTTAATTTATTTGATATTGTAATCAATGATGGTATTTATTATCAAGGAATTAAATTCGATCTACCAAAAATAGTGTTAGTAAGATTGGGTGCTGGTATTACCCGTTCAGAACTATCGGTTATCAGATACTTCGAATTAGCCAATATTCCATGCATTAATTCAAGTGAAAGTATTAATATAGTCCAGGATAAATTTCAAACTAGTGAAATATTAAGCCGCAATAATATCCCAGTACCAACCACAATGGTGGTCAAGTTTCCAATAACAAATAATTTAGTGGCCACTACAATTGGATTTCCTTGTGTAATCAAAGTAGTAGTTGGTAGTTTTGGTGAAGGGGTATACCTATGTCAATCCGAGCTCGAATATACTAGAATTATCGAATTCGTAGATGCACTTCATAATGAAAAAACATTAATTGCACAAGAGTATATTGGTGATCGCCCAGGTGAGGATTTAAGAGTGTTTGTGGTTGGTGGCAAAGTTCTGGGCGCAATGAAAAGAACCGCACCAAAAAATGACTTTAGAGCCAATATATCAAATGGTGGGACTGGCGAGAAATACGAAGTTACCCCAGAAATAGAAGAGATTGCAATTGACACAGCAGATGTGCTAGGATTAGACATAGCCGGTATTGATTTGCTTTTTACAAAAGAAGGATTTGTTGTGTGTGAAGCAAATTCAAACCCAGGATTTAGCGGATTTAACCAATATTGTAATGTTAATGTCGCAGACCACATTGTAAACTATATAGAAAATATGTTATGATTAAAAAAATATTATTAAACCCTTGGACGGCATTATTAACATTGATTGTAATATTAAGTGTTCGAATTTCTGATCCAGAATTTGTGGAAAGTGTTAGATTACGATATTTTGACACGCTTATTTCAGCAAAACCTATCACAAATAATCCAATTTATACTATTAATATCGATGAAAACTCATTAGATAAGTATGGACAATGGCCATTTAAACGCGATATATATTCCCAAATAGTCGAAGATCTATATAAACATAATGCTGGATTGGTTGTTCTCAATATTTTAATGCCTGAAACCGACCGCCAAGGTGGGGATAAGATATTGGCTGAAACATTAAAAAATAATCAGATTATCTTACCAAGTATACCAGCCGATTTTACTAAAAATACACCAAGAATCACAGGTGCAGCTGTATTAGGACCAGATTATTTAGATAGGATAATCCAATACCCAGGTATCATTTCAAATATAGAGATTTTAAACGACAAAGCAGCAGGTGTTGGCACAGTTAATACCTTACCAGAAATAGACGGTGTTAATCGTAGAATGCCATTAGTGGTTTCAGTTAAGGATAAGTTATACCCATCGTTAGGTTTAGAAACATTGCGGGTTGCGGCTGGTGATACTACATTCCAAATCAAACTAAATGAAAATGGTGTTGAAAAACTGAGAATTCCTAAATTTGGACCGATCACTACTGATAATTTAGGCCGTATCTGGATTGATTGGAGTCAGAAGTCTATCAACAAAGGTTTAAATACTATCACAGATGATTACGATTTTATTGGTGGGATCGTCATTGTTGGACCAACCGCAGCAGGGATTGGTAACCCAATACCAACTGCCAATGGTGCTATCTTTCCACATGAAGCACAAGCAGCAGTAATAGGAACAATGATGAATGGGGTTTTTATCCAACGCCCTGATTATGCAGATGGCGTGGAGGTATTAGTATTATTAATAACTGGTACTATATTGTTATTCCTCACTAGATGGATTTATATTGGGCTAGCATCAATAATTGCACTGTCAGTTGGTGCCGTATTCGCCAGTCACTATGTATTTTTAACATATTTGTATCTGTTTGACATAACTGCTTTCGTAAGTGGTATAGTGTTGGTTGGTTTACATGCTTACGGTGTTAAATTCCTCAGTGAATTCTTTCAAAAGCAACAAATTAAAAAACAATTTGGCACTTATTTAAGCCCTGCTTTAGTAGAAAAATTACAGAAAAATCCTGAATTATTAACATTAGGCGGTGAGTCACGTGAACTTTCAATTATGTTTACAGATGTACATGGATTCACATCTATTTCAGAACATTATGGTAAAAATGTACAAGGATTGACACAAATAATGAACCGTTATATGACTGCTATGACCGCAAAAATCATTGAAAACGATGGAACATTAGACAAATATATCGGCGATGCTCAAATGGCGTTTTGGAATGCCCCACTAGATGACCCCGATCATGCAAAACATGCTGTAAAAACAGCATTACAAATGTTAATTAACTTAAAGGAGTTTAATGATGAGATCGAGAAAGAGGGGGTACCTGCATTCGGTATGGGACTTGGTATTAACACTGATACTGTCGTTGTTGGTAATATGGGTAGCAATCAGCGCTTTGATTATACTTGCCTTGGAGATGGGGTTAACCTCGCTTCACGTCTTGAAGGCCAAAGCAAGCCATACGGCGTCAAAATCGTTCTGGGCACGAAGACAGCAGACTATATCAAAGACGAATACTTTATAATCGAACTTGATAAAATCGCGGTAAAAGGTAAGAAAGAAGGCGTACACATTTTTACTGTGTTAAGCCATTTGGATGATTTTAATCATGATGATTATTATTATCCAGCATTATCTTACCACAACCAAATGTTAAATGCCTATCGAAGCAAACATTGGGATGTGGCTTCTGAAATGTGTAAACAATTATTATGTGAGTTTGATGGTGACATGGATCATTATTATGAAATGATGATTGATCGTATTGCTGAATACAAAAACAGTAATTCATTACCAAAAGTTTGGGATGGCACATTTGTTGCCACTAGTAAGTAATACTACACTTCTTGGAACGCTGGTAGCGAATCAGCGTTCCAAAGGTGGTAGCCACCTATCGCCTTCGTAACAGAGTCACGGTCCTACGGCAATTCTTACCACCACAAAAATATTCCTTGTAACATTAGTCCAAGACCACTGGCGGCCACAATAAAACTTCCAAAAAACAAATAGATGTTAGCTGATAATATACTGGTTGACAATAATACAATGGCTAATTGATATGCTGAACTCGCATAAGAAATCCAAGGTGTTTTTGTTTTAGCAACATCACGTGCTTCTTCCAAAGCTTTGGCATCTTCTAATAACTCCTGTTTTCCTTCACGTGTGGTTGGATCACTTTCATAACTGGCAGCCTTATCTAAAAACTTTTTAGAAAGTTCAGGCGTGTCAGCATCTGATGCTGCTAATTCATACATGGTTTGTTTCATACTTTTTGCTTGATAAAAGTTCCATAAATCATTAGCTTTAATAGTGTTATTCATTATAGTACTGTTCAATGTTCCGCTGATATATGTATTAGCAGCTAATAATGCAGCAAAAATATTAATTACTAGTCCAGCTCTACTTTTGATTTTATCCCCAGCAGAGGATATTTGCTTTTCTTCAGCTTTCCTCGCTGCTTTTAATCCTAAATCTTCAATTCCCATTTTGTTTCCTTAACAATTCCATCGTTTACGAGCTTTACATATTGGCTTATCCGGTGTGCTTGAACAATCTATGTTATGCATCTTTTTTTGTCCATTTGATCTTGCACAAAAACTTTTTCTTCGATTGGCATCTTTACTTCCTTTCTTAATCTCACTAGGTTTAGTAGTAACTGCTGTTTTTAATTTAGAACCAGGATTTTCCCGTTTATAAGAATTAACTGCTTTTTGACTCATACCATCCGTATTGTCTTTTTTATTTACTTTTTGCCAATCTTCATTTATAAATTCACTTACTCTCATTACTGTCCCTAATATCAAGGTCTTCGTACAATATTTATCCATTTTGTACGAAGATTAGTTGCTCTGTTTTTTGCCAATAATGATTTCATTTTAGAAATATAAGAATTAAATTCTTCATCATTCATTGAAGCATATTTTCTTCCCATTATTTCTTGTTGGTTGGTTTTCTTTCCTTTTTTGGCTATACTTATTTTAGCACCAAAATCTTCAGCCTTTTTAATACCTTTACTTTTTTCACTCATCTTCTTTCTTGTTTCATCAGATATTACTCTTCCTTTACCGGCTTCTCCAATTTTTCGTTTGGTGAGTTCAGAGTGCTTATACGTTTTTCCTATATACCATCCTTCACCCGGGCAGTCGTTTGAAAATGTATCTTCTATACCGTTCGTCCAACATTTTCTCCCTTTTACATTAGTATTACCAAGTTGTGCCAATCTTGATTTTTCAATAGAAATCGGGCATTTCTTTCTTCCAGTATTATATTTTATTACTGCTTCTATTGCAGCTGCAGATGGTTTTCGCCCTTTATTAGAAGCTGATATTTTATCTTTTGTTTCCTGAGAACATTTTTTACCCAATTTTAATTCTGACATATATTCAGACCAATTTATTTTTGCTTGTTCAAATTCTTCACCAGACTGTATTTTTCTATGCATGTCTAGAGTTCTTGCAGATGTCATATACCATAATGCACAAACCATTTTTGATCTATTTTTACCATCTGTCATTTCTAGTAATAATTTATGACAATTATAATGTTCTTCTGCTGTCAATAAAACTTTGTTCCATAATGATTTTTTATATTCTGGAAATATTGATTTTGGTAGTACGTGATGCTCTTCGTAATATTGATACAGAGGGTTTGTCTTTCTATATTTTTTACGAGGTTGTTGAATTGCATATTCTATTATAGTATAATAGTGTTGTGTTGCTAAATTAGCAGCAAACACACCTTGATGTTGATAAATATTCATGTTGATACTCCTGTAAAGTATTAAAGTAGTTGGGAATCCCCATTCCGCGAACTACATTCTTATTTATCATTTTTTTGTTCACTTTCTCGCATTTGAAGAACTGTATTCAATTTTGCAGTAATTCGAAGGCAATCCGCATCAACTAGACGAATTTTATCAATTAGTGAAATTAATTCTTTATTTGCATCTACCAGTACCGGATTAATCTCATTTATTGTAAAATCCCAAACATATTTCACCATTTTCAACATATATCCTGCGGCAATTATTGGAAATCCATAACGATTTATAATATCTGCTATTTGTGTTATATCCATTTAATCTCTCCTACAATCATCTCTAACTGATCTCGCAATTCTGTCCAAATCAGGGCGTAATCCCAGTTTTGCAGAAACTGTAACATCGATTTTTACCAATTCATTAGATGTTATTCTAACTCTGTTCTCTAATGCAGTAACTATACTAGCAAATGTCCTAACAGATGTAATTACATCACCAAGTACAAATTTTAATGCGGTGAATATAAATGCACCTAACACACAACTACCAAGAATTGGGGTTATTGTATCAGAAAAAAATTTTATATATTCTGGGCTCATTTTGTAATTCCTTCTACTTTTTCCATAATTGAATCAACGTTTTTATCGATTGCATTATCAACCGCATTCTTAAGTTTCTCACGAATTGATTTTTTAGGAATCTCAGGAGCTGGGTTAGTTTGTATTGGTTGTTTCACATCATGACTATTCATTACCGCTGCTACTTCATGATGTATTTTTTCTGGCAATGATTGAACATTTAATGCTTGTGAAATCAATTTATCAATCTCAATAATATCAACATTCATCTGTTTCACTCGTCCATCCATTGATTTAATTAAAAATGTCATCTTCTTAATGGATTTGACCACTGAACCCAACACCAGCTGAATTGCTTGCATAACAAACCAGCCACACACGACTGCAAGGGCTATTGGGAATCCTGCTTGTTGTACCAGACTAAAAAAATCAAAATTAGGGATACCTATGTCCACATACTTCTCCATTAATAGTAGTATTTATTAAAAAATGCTTGACATCACGTTTGGCTGATGTATAATAAGCTCATCTTAAACAACAGAGGTACCGAAAATGGCTAGAAGTAGAAATAACAAAGTAACCGGTCAACCAAGAACAAAAGCACGTGTAAAACGTAACAAATAATTCTTGACAAATATAAATATAATGCTATAATAAGCAAATAGTCTAACTTAAATCTGGTACATAGTATAAATGATCAGGAGTGGTACGCCATTATTGAACCATAGTTAGATATTTAATTTATCTATGCTAACATATAGAAGTCATAGAGTTCTATTTAGTAGCTCTACCTTAACAGGCTGAAGTCGCAAGGGTGTGCGGTATAGATATACAGAATTGTTGTAATTCCTTCAACGAGGAAGCGTTCAAGACGCGGGTTCGAAACCCGCCAGCTCCACCATAAGAACATAGGTTGGTATCAGAGTGGGGCCATAGCCATAAACTCCCTGCCCCTTAAAAGGGGAGTATCTATGTTTTTATGATGGGGCTGTATTGGATTCGATTGGGCGAAGAGTTAGAGAAGGCAACAGGAGAGATGACTGACCTAATCAGCATAAACATAGTAATCGCAAACGATTCTAAATTTGAATTCTACACTGTAGATGGCATCTTTGATGCTATCGCTGCTTAATAACCAGCGAATTCTGGGGTAGGAAATACCTTATAACCAAAAATACCTAGTAGGGAGAAATCCCTACTATCTTTTTACACATTCACATTCAAAAGGGTATTATGAAGTCTTTTAAACCTGTTCAAGTGTCATCATCTGGTACTGAAGTTTCAGTTAAACAGTCATTTACACCAGTTTCACCTAAACAATTGTCAGATTTAGGCGCATCCAATCCTCGTGTACTCCAATTACTTTCAACATTTGATTCACCAACCGGGATTATCGATTACGGGGCGGATGTTATGTCAGATATTGCCAAAAAATCAGAAGCTTTATTAAATGAAGTCAAAGATGCTGACGTTGACTTCGTTGAACAACAGTTAACTAGTATTCTAACAATGGCGAAGACATTTCACCTGAATACGAACAATAATTCAGATTCAAATATCTCAAAACTCTTTGGAAAGATCAAAGAAAAGTTTATTAATGTCCGTGAACAACTTTCAGCAGAATTCACTGATGTGTCCACACAAATGGACAAAATTATTGACGAAATTGATCAAGCCAATCACAGAATTATTGCCAAATTAAACGGTCTGCAAGTGCAATACCGTGAAAATTTGAATGAATATCACAGATTAGAAAATTTGATCAAAGATGCAGAAGAAGCATACCAAATAATGGCAAAAGAAATTGAAAAAATGCGGGTTAACGCATCAGATCTCCTTGCCGCCGAAGAAGTTAATAGAAGTACAAAAAATTTAGATCGATTGGAGAAGAAAATCGATTATTTGAAGAAATTTCAAATGATGGCTATTCAAAATGCACCTTCAATTAGTCAAATGGAAGATAGTGCTGCAACATTACTCCAAAAATTCCATGATATCAAAACTATGACTATTCCATTATGGAAAAGACAAATCAGAATGTATATAGATGGTCAAGAATTAAGAAAAAGTGCAGCATTAGCAGCAGCAGTAGATGATGCAAACAATACTCTAATTAAAACCAATTCAAACATCATTAGTGCTAATTCAATTGAATCAGCAAAATTAAACCAACGTTCATTGATAGATGATGCTACAATAGAACATGTACATCAAAACCTAATCAGTACATTAGGAGAAATTGTGCAAATAAACAATACTGGTAAAGAAACTAGAATTAAAAGTGCATCGAGAATGGATGAAATGAAGCGCATGTATGCTTCCATTTCATCTAATGCTGGACGGACCACTATTGCAGGACCAAAAACCCATTAATTTTTTAACAATCAACCGAGATAAGTAAAAATGGCTATTGATTTAACTAAAAGAGCAGAAAAAGTAGGTATCATCCTAACTAAAAAACAAATCCGTGACATTCCATGCCAAGTAAAACTGGCAATTGATCGCAGTGGGTCCATGAATACCCTATATCGCAACAAAGTCGTTCAAGATGTGGTAGAACGAGTGCTAGCAATTGGTATGAACATCGATAAAGATAAAATTATTGACATTTGGGCATTTCATAATGATTCATTTGAGCTGCCATCAGTCAATATTAGCAACATCGAAGACTTTGTTGACCGTGAAATCGTCAAAAAAATTAGTGAAGGTGGTACAGAGTATGCACCAGTCATGAAAGACATCGTTAATAGTGCCGCACCAGTACAAACTGGCCTATTTGGGAAGTTGTTTGGGAAGAAATCTAATTCAACTGACCCATCATTAGCTATTTTCATCACCGATGGCGAGAATTTCGATCAACAAGCAACTGAAAAGGTTATCATAGAATCACAATCTAAAGATTTATATTGGGTTTTGATCGGTATTGGTGGTGGGAACTTCTCATTTATCGAATATTTGGGCGAAAAATACCCAAATGCCGGTTATTTGAAGATAGATGATATCGAAAGTATCAGTGATGAAGACTTATATGAAGACATTATCAGCCAAGAATTTGCTGATTGGGTCGGAAAGTTTAAAAAATAATTGACATACCTGAATTTACAGGTAGAATGAAGATTCTTTCAACAAACACACAGGTAATAATCAATGTTACAATATTTTAAAGGTTCTTTTTTGATTGCTGGTATCGGTATCGTACTAGCATATTTGATCGGTGGGCTCGAAGCAGCCTGGATCACGTTAGTTTTATCAATTCTTGAAGTTAGTTTGAGTTTTGATAATGCCGTCGTGAATGCACAAGTTCTAAAAGGAATGGATGATATATGGCGTCATCGTTTCATTACCTGGGGTATGGCTATTGCTGTATTTGGTATGAGAATGGTGTTTCCATTAGCAATTGTGTCAGTTGCATTGGGAATTAACCCATATTCATCATTCATGTTAGCAGTTAATGACCCAGAACAGTATTCTCATGCGCTAGAATCAGTCCATACCTCAGTCATGGGTTTCGGTGGCACATTCCTAATGATGGTTGCATTAAAGTTTTTCATCGATCATGACAAAGATACGCATTGGCTTAAACCAATTGAAGAAAGATTCACTAAATTAGGCAAAATTGAAGCAATACAATCTGCAATTACATTAGTATTGGTATATATTGTTTACAAAATCATCGGATCCACACATAATGAAACAGAAGCATCAGCATTCTTGGTCGCAAGTGTATTCGGATTAGTAACGTACATTCTTGTCGATGGTTTAGAAGCAGTAATCGGGACTGATGATGGCACGGTTACAGGTGCAGTAGCCAAATCCGGGTTAGCATCGTTTCTTTACTTGGAAGTATTAGATGCAAGCTTCAGTTTCGACGGAGTATTAGGTGCATTAGCATTGACAAACAATATTTTCATCATCATGATTGGCCTTGGTATCGGTGCGTTATTCGTAAGAAGCTTAACATTACTAATGGTAGATAAGGGCACTGTTGATGAATTCATTTACCTAGAGCATGGTGCATTCTATGCAATATTTGGATTGGCTATCATCATGTTCGTAAATACTGTATACGAAATTCCAGAAAGCATTACAGGGTTGATTGGTGCTGCATTCATTGGTGCATCATTGATCTCTTCAATCAAACACAAATCAATTTAATTAAACTACCAAGAGGTAATAACATGGCAATTAATCTTGCAAAATCTGAAAATAAAGGTATCAACCTAACCAAATCACAACCTGCCATGGGAAAGGTAAAGGCAGTATTATGGTGGAATGTTCCAGATAACAATCCAAAATATGATTTAGATGTATCAGCGTTTGTTTTGAAAACAACCGATAATGGTCCGAAGTTGTTAGGTGATGACTATTTGGTGTTCTATAACAATGAAGCGACACCTGAAAAAAGTGTTTCAAAAACACCAGATATGCGTCAAGGTGGTACCGAAGAGGTTTTCATCGATATCAATACGTTACCAGCAACAGTTGATGAAATTTCAATTGTTGTAACCATCCATGAAGCTGTATCTCGTGGTCAGTCTTTTGGTCAGGTACCTGAAGCAGGTATCAAAATCTTAAATGCTGATACCAATGAGGAAATTGCATTCTATGATCTAGATGCTGACTACAAAAATGAAACAGCCGTTCAAGTTGGATCATTCTTCAAACGTGATGGACAATTCTCATTCCAGGCAATTGGAGCCGGGTTCGATGGTCTTGAGTTAGGCGATATCGTCAGCGGTTATCAATAATCCATTTTTGTGGGGGTAATTCCCCCACATTTTTCATAAGGAAAATTATGTTAGAAAAAATCAAAAGTTTTTTTACTAAAAAACAACCAATTCAGAAAGTAGATACTAAATCTAATGTGTCTTCGAAGTATGTTTCAAATAGTGATAAACGAAATAAATCACAAAAGCATGATCTTGATATAGATTCAGAAACAGTGGATAACGTAATCAAAGCATCAGTTGACGTGTGGGATTCATATGCTGCGGCAAAGAGTGTAGACTCAAGTTCACACAATGCTAACCACTCACATAGTTCATATAGTTCATATAGTTCGCATGATTATGGATCATCACATAGTAGTTCCTCTAGTCATTCTCATAGTTCGCATGACTACAGTTCTTCAAGTGATTCAGGCTCATCCAGTTCGTATGATTAACTTTTTTGCACCCGAAGCTACTAGGTATAGCACAAGCCTCTAAAACTTGCGACAATGGGTTCGAATCCCATCGGGTGCACCAACCAATACATTTTATATGAGAAACATTGAAAATAACGTTATGAAAACAGTAAAAATTAAAAGAGAAGAATTACTCGCAGTAGTTCGTGAAAACAAAGAAAAACATATTGTTGAATTCAACGAATCAGTTGAAGATTTCAAAAAAGCAGCGGTAGTCATTACTAAAAATAACTTAAAACTTGTCAATACAGGCGATTTGAACAATATTGCAAAAGTTAAAAACTTACCATCTGTTCCTAGTTCATATGAACAAAGCTACACTCGTGCAATCAGAATGCTCGAATTAAGTATCGACGATGTCATTGAGTTAGATGACACCACGTTTAATCAATTAGTGTTAGATGAATGGAATTGGAAGTCAAACTTTCAACTGTCTGGTTCATTATATAAATCATTGATGTAAATTTTATTTTTATAGTATAGACCAGCACGGTAAGGAACACGCCCGTAGCAAAGGGTAAACAGAGAGTTTTCATAGAGAACAGTTAGACTGTGTATAGTATGCTTAAGTTACTGTGTTCCCTGTCACAGTCAGGAAAAAGTGCATAATATAGGTAGAGCTATGGCAAAGCTGTGAAACCTATTGAGAGGAAATATCTAGAACCCCAAGACTGTTACTATAAATAGTAATTGACATACAATATAAAATTTGATATAATAAGAATTATGAAACAGTTATAGATTACAAGACTTTTTAACAATTTAAAAAACTCCTTTTTTTACCCAAGTATCGGCTTGATCCATCAAGTTGGCTTGGGTTTTTTTATGCCAAAAATTATTCAAGGAAAAATTATGATAGAATTAGCATGTGATGATGTGGTATTCCACTTCAATAAAAAACATTTAGAAGACGCTAATATCCCAATGTGGATTATTAAAGCAAAAGGTGACTCATTTTATATTGATCACGTAGATTGTCGTAAAGGGTGGTGTACAAAAGAAACACCAGATTCCAGTCACACAAAAGGATCCATCAAAATCAAAGATTGTTTACTGGTTATTGATGATTCTAATACCGCTATCATTGATGATCTAACTGAGTTTGATAAATCCAGATTAAAAAATCGTGAAAAGGGTATTTCTAGAATTATTACAGAATATGGTAATTCATTACGCGAAGCATTAGCTCAAACAAAAATAAAACATGGTCCCATTAGAACATATGGTGGCGGTTGTGGTACTTTATGGTTCATTACAGAGATTTTAAAACCTGAGCATTTGACAGTTTTACAAATTCAATTAGGAGATAAAGTTAGAGTTTTGAAAGAAAATGAAAGTTATTACAGGTATTATGATGACCCAGAGGAAGACTTTGATGACGATGAAGATTTCTAAAAAATAACTAGACATTTGAGATCAGCTGGTGTATAATGCTTGCATTAGGCAAATAAATTTAGGCAACGATAAATATGATTTCACAGGCACTTTTTCAGGCTATACACTTCTGATACACTCGCACCGGTGGTTTGACAGGTGCCCCAGGAAATGGAATGTTCTTCGCATGGAGGGAAACAGCTGAGTAGAAGCAGCGACTCATTCGACTACTTGCACATTGTGATGCAAATGATGATTGGATACGCCTACGTACAACCAATTTCGAATGTTTGAACAAAAGATAAAAAGGCTAAATGACCAGGTAATTCCTGGACGTATTAGGAATATGGTAGAGTATTTTCCTAATGCCACCGTTGGACAACAGAAACAAAAACGCACTTCGAGGTATCGGCCAACCGCCTCTGTAACCAGTGTAACTCTACTAATGAAGTCAACTCAGTTGAAATTATTTTTTTGCTCCCTTTATGGGGGCAAAAGTAAATCGTAATCTAGTTGAATAGGTAAGATAGAAATTATAAAAAATGTGATGAGCGATAGCGAAGAACAGGAGAACGTTAGTTCTCCTTTAGTATTATAAAATACATCATGAGAATTATATGATTGGGTATAAAAGAAATTCTTTATACATTAAAGCTAAAGAAATATTTGAGCAAGATTGTAGGGATGTAAAATTAGATGATCAATTGGAACAATGGAAAGATGTAATGAATCATTATGGTTTTGAACATCTTGGTAGTGGTTCAAATGGTTCTGCATATATGTATCCTGGTTATTCTTGGGTGTTTAAGATATTTCGTGGTGATGATGCCTATTTGTGCTTCATTAGATACGTATTAAGCAATCAGGACAATCCTAATCTACCTAAAATTAAAGGTGGGATAATACAAATTACTTCAGATACATATCTGGTGAGATTAGAGAAACTACACCCGTTATTACCTGGTGAATATGATAAGATTTCAGTTGTTATAGATGATATGGCCTATTCTTTGATTGATCGACGATCATATCATGAACTCAGTAATCATCAAAAGAGATCAATCAATAAATTCCCGTGGATTTACAAATTTTTGAAGTATTGGTGCGATAATATCGTCTATGATTTAGATTTAAGAGAATCTAACATTATGGTACGTGGTGATACACCGGTATTGTTGGATCCTGTATCTTTGTAATGTAAAAAAATCTGATTTTTTAATAGACAGTCAACCAAATGGTACTAAATACATTCGTAAGGCTTGTTTGAAGCCATTTTTCAGAAACTGATGAATTATATGAGTAAAAAAACAATTTTGATCATGGGATTACCGGGCTCTGGTAAAACTACCCTAGCCAATGAACTAAAAAAGAAATTAGAACTTGCAGATTACCAAGTTCATTGGTACAATGCCGATGAAGTAAGAGAAAAATTTAATGATTGGGATTTTTCATATGATGGGAGACTTCGTCAAGCACAACGAATGAAAAATTTTGCTGATGAGGTTGAAAATGGCTATATACTAATAGATATGGTAGCACCATTACCTGAATTTAGGGAAATTATTAACCCAAATATCACAATATGGGTTGACACCATTGAAAAAAGCAGATACAATGATACAAATAAATTGTTCATTCAACCAGAAAACTATAATTTTAGGGTTACTGAACAAGATGCTGTAACATGGGGTGATAAAATTTATAATGAACTTCACACCAATGTAGTAGAATTCTTAACACTCTACTAAAATATGCTGAAAAACAGCTATTTTGACTAGTAAATAAGAATTTTTACTAAATAAAAATACAATTATAAAAAAATAAAAACTTTTTTAAAAAGTGCTTGACAAAGAAACTAAATAATTGTATAATACGCTTCATCAGTTGGGGTCAACCGATGAAATTAAAGGAAAATTGATACAAATGGAAATGCAATCATTACATCAACAATTTAAACTACAATCAACCTTAAAAGGCGGCTCGATTGCGTCTGTATGGTGTGCATTTAGTTTAATTAATGATCGCACACCGGAGTATCGTGAGGGTTCTTTGAAGACATAATTTAATATTATAAGTTAATTTTTCAAAGAACCCTGAAAGTGAAAACTCTCAGGGTTTTTTAGTTTTAGACTCCTTAAAAAAAAAGTAGTTGACAGACACAGAAACACAGATTATAATATGAAGTACAGTGGTATAGAGAATGAAATATTGGTCTCTATTAGAAAACGCGATTCTGCTCACCACTATAAAAATGAGCTATTAATGAGGGCGGTCTAGGGGATGAGAAGCACCTTGTGTGGTGTGTGGAAAAACCTAGAAATATTAAAACACATTGAGAATAGTAGAATTTGATTTCTACGGAATGTAGACAGTGGATTTGAACGACCCACCAGTGTGTTTTAATATTAAAACATACTAGATCAGCATTAAGAATTACGGTTCTTGACAAGTTAAAGTGAGTATGTTTTAATATACACTCTTCACTGACTACGAATCAGTTAAAATGCATAGCAGGAGAGTGTTATAAGTTATTGGGTGTCTTGAGGCTATGGCGTGTGCCTCTCTTGACTGTAAATCAAGTCCCTCGTGGTAAACATTCGCGGTTCGAATCCGTGGACACCCACCAATTTTTTAATTATCTCCGTGTAGCTCAGTTTGGTAGAGCGCTCGATTTGGGATCGAGAGGATTCGTAGGTTCAAATCCTACCACGGAGACCAATTTATATAAAAACACATTCACGGTTAGGGGATACTGAGCATCTGGACGCAGGGGCTATCCGAAAGTGTAGGCATACATACCGAAAGCTCAGAAACGAGTGTGTTTCTATATAAAAGTTTATATCCTGGTAGTTTAATGGTGAAAACACTGGATTTTCATTCCAGTAATCCGAGTTCGATCCTCGGTCGGGATACCAAATTATATCTGTATAGCTCAGTCTGGTAGAGCACCTAACTATGTGGCCTAGGTAAACACATAGAGCATTAGGAGGTCGCGGGTTCGAATCCCATTACAGATGTCCATTATGAATAATGGCCGATGGGACTGCATGGAGTGGTCACTTGCCTGTCACGCAAGATATCAGAGGGGATTGTTACCCCTATCGGTCGCCAAATTATGGGGCAAAAAGATGAAATCCTGTCAAGGATTTTAACAGCAATTATAGCCCCGCCAATTTTTGAGGTAAAAATGTTAGATATAACTATAACAGGATTATACGAAGCAAGTTTATGGGCACCAACCCATACTAAAGTCATTAGCATTGTTGATCCAACTACCAAAGTATTTGAATGTGATGTTCCACATCATGTAGAAAGATTTCATGATATTGAAGTACCATTAGAAGGATATCAACATCCTACTTTACAAAATATTGAAAATATTTTAGAATTCAGTAAAACATTTACTGATACTGATAAAGTTTTAATTCATTGTCATGCTGGTGTTAGTAGAAGTACAGCAACTGCTATTCTAGTACTAATACAACATGGCATGGGTATTAAAGAAGCGTTTGAGAAGGTTTATTCAATTCGTGATTGCATGAATCCTAATGTAATGATAATTAATTACGGTGATGAACTATTGGAATGCAATGGTGAATTGTCCGATTATTATAATAAATGGTCTGATGATAACCGTATAGAATACGGACGATTTGGTGGACAAACATGGGATAGTAATACAGATGCTATGAAAAATATCTTGCAAATGTTCAAATAATACGTTATAATTTACACAGTTTTAGGATACATGCAGCAATTAAAAAACATTCTTGAAAAATGAAAAAGCGTATCCTGATAATTTTGCTACTGTGGCAGTGATGGTTCATGCACTGGACTGAAAATTCAGCTATACTGGTTCGATCCCAGTCGGTAGCACCAATTTTAACTTTACAATTTGGTAATTATGGAATATATTAACCCAGACAATCCAGAACTCACTATTAGCGTATCTGATACAACAATAGTTTTTATGAAAAATGGAAGATCGCATAACACAGATGGACCAGCAATTATTAGATATGATGGCCGCAGAACTTGTTATTGCCAAGATGGGAAATATCATAATGAACACGGCCCTGCTGTTATTACTAATTTCACAGAAGAAGAATATTGGTTGCATGGTAAAAAGATCTATTTAAAAAGTAAATGGGAACAACAAGTTCTTGAAGATCGAACCATCTAATCAATGGATACTCTGACCCAGAGGATAAGAAGTGTGGTGATACACATGGGTGGTATGCTTTGAACCAAAAGCACGTTGGCAATACGAGAATTCTGTTCCGCCAGAACCTGCAAGTTGATAACCATGAAGTACAAGTGGCAACCTCTGTGATAGCCGGGAATAAGAAAGCACCAATTTTAGCCTCCTTGGTTTAATGGGAGAACACTAGTCTTACACACTGGTTGCGGTAGTTCGATTCTATCAGGAGGCACCAAACACAAAGGAAACTATTATGGACGAAGAAACCCGAAAGAAATTTTTTACAAAAACTGAAGATACCGGTAGACATGTTGTTTATTCATATCGAACTGGTAAAACCTACTATATTGAAGTTATCGGTGATAATCACACTAAATGGGGTGATCTTAATCCGAGTACTGGTAAATTAGAAGGTAGTTATGGTAGTAAATATCGTGGTTCTATCGATTCTAATGATAGTTTGATTACAGAAACCAATGGATTTACTAATATCACGGAATTACAGCCTGGATACAGTCCATATGCTGAAATTGAACGCCGTGATGCACAATATCCAGATAAAATAATTGACAACGTATAAAAATGCTGTATAATTAACAGCATAAACAGTTTTAGGATACATTCAGCAAACAATTTACACTGAACTTTTAATTCAACTAGTAAAAACGTATCCTGCTATAACAACATAGGAAATAATTATGAAACGAAAGACAAAAACAGAAAAAGAAGGCAAGAAAATTTGGGATCGTAGTTCAATTGGTTAGAACACCGGACTTTTAATCCGGGAATTCGAGTTCGAGTCTCGGCGGTCCTACCAAATTATATAATAAAGCATATTAGCGTCTGATCAGCGTTGTGTGGATCACAGTTTGAGCTCCGGGCTTGAATGAAGACGGTTCAATTCCGTGTAGTATGCTTTATTATATGATTTTATATTAAAGTGCATTAATCAGTCACCTTGACATCACTGGCCAGAAGGATGTTAAGCTTGAGGGCCGGAGACAGGAGGATGTGTAGCATTCGTGTTCCCTCGTTTAATGCACTTTACTATATGATTATATAATAAACCACACTATAAATGGTGGTAAGATACGTTCGATTCGTATTGAGGTACACTGGTGTGTTGAGTGCGACGGCAACCGAAGGTTCGAATCCTTCCGTAGTGTGGTTTATTATAAAATTAGACTAATTAGGTGTGGCCGTGTCGGAATTGGTAGACGACCCTGATTGTGATTCAGAATTTTATGGGTTCAAGTCCCATCGGTCACCCCTAATTAGTTTTGGTAACTACCCAGATGATTGATAACCTCAAATAATAAATACTCAGTAACATATAGGAAAACTATGAGAGCTTATTTTTTAACAAACATGTACCTGAGTTCTATACAACACGGTATACAATCTTTGCATGCACTGCAAGAGATCAACAACAAATATGGTACAACTAACGAACTATTGGTAGATTGGGCTGAAAACCACAAAACTGCAATTGTATTGAATGGTGGTACTAGTGAACAGATGGCAAACATTGTCAATTTGTTAAACAATGAAACAAACGAATATCCATGGGCGATTTTTAATGAACCATCGATTGACAATGCATTGACTAGTATTGGTATTATTGTTCCTGATACAATTTATGGGCGTGAAAGGTCTGATTTTGGTACATTCGAATATGAATTATCACAATTACTGAGAAATCGTGGATTTGCGAGGTAAGTATGGCAGGTAAAAGAACATCGGATATCGTTAAAAGAAATCTTGACTATGTAGAACAAGATATGCTAAAATTACAGCAACAATTAAGCGAAGCAACGGAAAAATATGAGGCTATGAAAATAGCATATCATCATGCATTAGCCTGTGAAAAAACTCCGTTTAAATAGAATTATACCCGATTAGCTCAGTTGGTTAGAGCGCACCCCTGATAAGGGTGAGGTCGGTGGTTCGAATCCACCATCGGGTACCAAACTCTAGAGCTGGGCAACCTTAATATCATTTGAAACACTATCTTCGGATGGGCGCAGTAATAAAAACGAGGCTGGTAGAGGTCTCCCGAGTATTGTATGATGTTAGATACTCAAAAAATATATAGAAATCTGTCACTTATGTATAAATACATACAAGGAGTGACAGATGAACTACTGCAAAATTTACAATTTGATTGTTCGTAACAGAATTATCAATCCAATTGATGGATATACCGAAACACATCACATAATACCAAGATCATTAGGCGGATCTAACGATTTAGATAATTTGGTTAAGTTATCTGCTAGAGAACATTATATTTGCCATTTATTATTGATGAAAATGTATAAATATGGCACAGTTGAATGGTGTAAAATGGTGAAAGCATTTTCATTTTTGTCGTATGGGCATAGTAATTATCATAACAGGTATGTTAATAGTAGATTTTATGAATTATTAAGAAGAAATTTTAGTTTAGCACAATCAGTGATGCAAACGGGTATTCGAAATTCACAATATGGTACTATGTGGATATGTAATTTAGAATTGAAGAAAAATAAAAAAATAAAAAAGACAGATATAATCCCAGATGGGTGGATTAATGGAAAGGTTGTAAATTTTGATTCACACTATAAAAAACTACAAGAAAAAATAATAAAAAAACAAAATTTAGAACAAAAAACAAATGACAAAATAATAAGATTAAAAGAAATAATGTATTATTATAGAGATAACGATATCTCTATGCGAAATTTGACTAAAAAATTTAATGTAGGTCACAATATTTATAAATCATTTGAATTATATTTTAAAGATGAATATTATGAAATAGTTAAAACCAAAAGTGGGAATAGTAATACAACAAAAGGCAGATATAAGCTCGATTAGTGTAATGGTTATCACGTTGGATTGTCGATCCAAAAATAGGAGTTCAATTCTCCTATCGAGCGCCAAATATGGGTTGTAAATGGATGAGCATTAGGGTTCGATTCCCTTTAAGTATGGTAATGAATAGCAATTGCAGCTCGGTAGTTCAAGTCTACCGCAACCCAAATATTTTGAGCGGGTATAGCTCAGTGGTAGAGCTTCAAGTTGCCAACCTGAATGTCGTGAGTTCGAATCTCATTACCCGCTCCAAAATAAATATTGACAATGAATAAAAATGCTGTATAATACATAGCATAAACAGTTTTAGGATACCTACAGCAACAATCATACATTTGACAGCTAATCAAACCCGTAAAATGTGTATCCTGACAGAATATTCGAGGCTAGTCACCAGCGAATAAGACCAATAGGTTAGTTTCAGCAATTTTATTAAATCTTATTGTAAAAGAAAGTTCTGGGTTCGAATCCCAGCGTTAGGGTTGGTCACTAATGTAGTTTAATTGGGAAAACTTAAAATGCTAACCTGTAATAACAATTGGGATATGGTGTAGTGGTAACACAACTGGTTTTGATCCAGTCATCCATGGTTCGAATCCGTGTATCCCTGCCAATTTTTTAACTATTATCGGAATGATATAATGCTAGTAATTGAACAAGAAGTAAAAAAACCTTACAACTTAATCCCTGAGTATCCTAGATACACTGGTACTGACCTTATTGAAGCGGTAACAGTTTCAGTCGGAAATTATAGAAACTATAAATCCGAAACATTAAGAAATACACCACATCACTTAAAAACATTTGTTGAACAATACTTTGTTGATGCGGATAAACATTTCGAACGATTGATGGATGTTGTAATTCAAATTCCAAAATCATTCACTGCGGAAGTAACAGACTATAGTTCCATTAAACTGGTTCATAATGATGTTTCTTACTTCTTGAACTTGCGAGTTGATCTTGATTCCAAATCAATCGCTGAGTCAGAATTCGTTTTATCACTTGTAAAACGAACACGCTTTATGGAATCAGAAAAAGAACGATTATCTTAACTGATTAATAAGGGTGATTACAGCACAAAAATGCCGAAGCCGATAAGCGGGTATCTTCTGGGAGTTCGAATCTCCCGGCTCCGAAACAATATATCATCCTGTGATTTTAATTAACAAAGGTGTAAAATGAGAAAATTAAATATGTTATTCATGATTGGTGCTTTAGCATTGGTTACTGGATGTGCAACAAACACAGATATCGCCAAATTACAAGGTGAAATCGATGTAATTACTACAAATCAAAAAACATTGAGTACTGGATTAGTAGATACTAATCGCGCTCTATCAACTGTTAGTTCAAAAGTTGATAATGCAGTAAAAGCAGCAGAACGA